TGCTATTATAGCACCATATTCTTTATTGTCTATACTAGCATTAAACCAAACACAGTCTTTCATTTTTCCTAAATCAATAGATGCTCTTTCATTCCAATCTGCATTAATCTGTATAACTACGCATTGATTTTGACTTAAAAATTGAACTTGCTGTAAATTTTTAAGCTTTTCCTGCCCATATAATAAAGAGGATGGTAAATACAAACCAGCCAATAATAAGCATTGCAGTAAATATTTTTTCATCATAATGTTTCCTCACTTTTGCATCATCATACGTTCAATGTTTTTAACATCTTCACGCATTTCTTTTTGTTCTTCTTTCATCTCTCCCACGTCTTTTTGTGTTTCGATGATTGTATTTCTAATCATTTGGTCTTTCAAATCATACTCTGTTCGACCTACTTCTGGGACTGGTAGCTCTTTAGCTTCTTCAATATCAGCTTGAAGAGTAAACCACATACCAACTACAAGAAAAATACTTGTAGCTATTCCAGCTAAGGTTTCTATACTTAGAGTAAATTTGCTATCTTTATTTACTTCTGTTGCCATTGTTGTTTCCTTCTTGGTTGTTTTCTTTTTTAAATATGTTTTTTTCTAACCCTTTATGGTTAAATATTTTATCCCAGCGTTCTTCAAATTCTTTCCTAGAAATTTTCATACCTCTAGGTTTATCACCTTTTCCCGCTCCATTTGGACCACTAAACATTATTCTGTAATCTCACTGTGAACTAATACGCCACCTGCGTAAAAGTTATTATTCTTTGTTAATATTGTATAAGTTTCTGTTTCATCTGGACTTAACAGATATTTTTCAACTTTTCTTGTCTTGTCCATAAATCTTATTTCATCGCCTTTTTTTATTTCTTCGGCATCTAAATCATATAATTCTTTTGCTTTTACTGGGTCAACACAAACCATATTTCCATCTGCTTTATATATAGGGTGGTCTTTAGTAATTGCCAATCCTTTGCTATATGTAGATATTTTTTTTCCGTCTTCTATATGCGTATAAATAATATCTTCCATATCTTCAAATCTATAAATAACTAAATCATTATGTTTTGGTTTTTCTATTTTAAGTATTTCTACTTCTTCAACAGAATTAGTTTCAAAGTTGTAAGACATAATCATATCTCCAACTTTTAATTCACTTATATGTTTATAGTAATCTTTACAATTTACTGGTACCCATTCTGCAACACAAAATCCACCAAAACTTGTAACATTGGTAAATACAGTCATATCAGCATTAGTAACACTATTAACTGTCCAAGTTATTGTTCTATTAACAGTTTCTGTGTGAACTGAGTGTGGCTGGAAAGCAAATCTTGCGTTAATAGTATCATTTGATGAACTCATACTTACACTACCTATAGCAGAATTATTTACTATAGTTTCATAACCACTACCACTATTACTTGTACCACCGCCAAAACCACTGCTTGCAGTTCCAGGGTCTCCTGTGCTTGATATAGCAACTAAACAACTTCCTCTTACTGTTCCAGAGGTTGTATTTGAATCTATTCCTACAGTACCAGTTGGGTCTGTCATATCGTTTGTACTTATTGCGTGTGTTGAAATGCCGTCTCCTGGCTCTAACCCAATAAATCTAATTGTTTCATCACTCCAAGTTCCAAATGATGTGGCACCAGCAGCATCGTGGTCATAACTATAAAACTCAGACATAGCGTGTGGTGCATTTCCGTCTGGTCTATCATCTGAATCATTATTAGTGTTAATAGTAGCAACAGTTCCATCGCTTGCTTCTTTAAGTGTAATTTGCCCTGAAGCTCCAAGCTCAGTTCTAATCTCACTCATATTAATTTCACCCGATGAAGTTAAAGCCATAATTACCTTTTATTATATTTTAATTGGTCAAGATTTGCATTTAACAAATCTATTTCTTCTTTTAATTCTTTTATTGATTCTACTAATACTGGAACAAGCTTTGCATAATCTACAACTAAGTGAGCTTCTTCATCGTTTAATCCATCTACTTCTTTAACAAGTTCTGGAACAACCTCTTCAATCTCTTGTGCAATAAATCCAATATCGTGTTTACCATTAAGTTTTTCTTTCCAGTCAAACTCTACACCACGAAGCTTTAATACATCTTCTAAACCATATTTAACATCTTTAATATTCTTTTTAAGTTTTTTATCTGATGATATACTACTAGAGTATGCAATAATATCTGCATTTGCGTGGAAAGTTCCACCATCTGCCATCATAAAGTCTTCAACATTATCTATCTTAAATTGTATTTCACCAGCAGTTCCAAAGTCAATATATTCATCATCAACATCTCCTACTTTACCAGAAGCTGTATTAAATCCAGCAGCAGTAATTGTTCCGCTAGTTGTATCGTTAGCATCATTTTTTAAGAAAGCATCGTCTACATTAAAAGTAGTGCTTGACAAAGAAAGGTTCGTACCAGCACTATAGGTAGTATTTGTATCTGTAGTTACATAGCCATATGATTCAATCTTTTCTTTAATAGCACCAGAAGACATTATATGGTCATCGGTGTCAACAAATTCAGAACCTATGTCAATGTCGTCAAATGAATGTCCACCTATTTCTATTGAACCATCTGCCACTACATTACCACAATTTAAGTGTGCCCAACCATTACCATTATTTAAGAAATTAAATGAATTTGTGCTATTACCTTTCATTCTTAAGGTATTAGTTACTTCTCCCAGTGCAAAATCATCTCCACTTTGAACGTGTATAACTCCAGTAACTGTTAAAGAGCCACTCATAGTATCACTTGCATCATTCTTTAAAAAGGCATCATCTACATTGAAGGTAGTTCCTGATAAAGATATGTTTGTTCCTGCTGAATAAGTAGTATTAGTGTTTGTATCTGTTGCATTAATGTTCGTTCCACTAATTGCTAAATTTGAGTTTGCCGTTGCCCAAGCAACTGCCCCTGCAGAATCGTCCCATATTAAAATACGGTCTGCACCAGGGTCAGATAAAGATTCTATACCCAAGTGAGAAAGACTTAATCCATCTGAATCTTGAGATAGTCCTGTATTTCCAGCTACTGAAAAAGTAGTAGATGAAAGTGCTATACCACTACCAGCTGAATAAGTTGTATTGGTATTAGTATCAGTTGCATTAATGTTTGTACCAGATATTGCTAAATTGCTATTAGCTGTCGCCCAAGCAACCGCTCCAGCTGAATCGTCCCAAATAAGAATTCTGTCAGCATTAGGGTCACTTAAATCTTCTATTCCTAAATGACTTATATTAACTGTAGCTGAATAAGCACCGCTTCCAGTATTACTTTCTGATGTTATTGCAATACCATTTGCACCTGTTAAATCAACACCAGTCATATCACCAGTGTTTGTAGTGTATCCATAAGATTCAATTTTTTCTTTAATTGCACCTGATGTCATTAAATGGTCGTCAGCATCAACAAACTCTGAACCAACATCAATGTCATTAACTGCGTGTCCAGCAAGCGATAAACTTCCTGTTGTTGTAAAGCCACCAGCTGTTATTGTTCCAGAGGTAGTATCATTTGCATCATTTTTTAGGAATGCGTCATCAACATTAAAAGTTGTTCCACTTAAAGATATATTTGTACCAGCACTATAAGTTGTGTTAGTATCAGTGTCAGTCGCGTTAATATTAGTTCCGCTAATAGCTAAATTTGTATTAGCAGTAGCCCAAGCTACAGCGCCAGCACTGTCGTCCCATATTAATATTCTATCTGCATTAGGGTCGCTTAAAGATTCAATTCCTAAGTGTGATAAAGCTAGTCCTCCAGATTCTTGAGTTAATCCATCTCCTGCTGCAACTGCAAAAGTTGTTGATGATAAAGAAATACCATTTCCAGCTGAATATGTTGTGTTTGTATCTAAATCGTCAACAACTAAATCTATTGTGTTGTCACCGTCTTGGTAGGTGGCTGTAATACGAGTTTCAGTATTGCCACTAAACATTGCTCCAACTGTATCTGCAATATATTCAGCTAACGAAGTTCCTGCTACTGTATAAGCGTCTGCCTCTAGTGTTCCATCAAAGTCGCCATCTACTGCATCAATATTACCTTTAAATACAGTTGCTGTTACAGTACCAGAACTAGGATTATAATGAAAATCTCCATCAGATTCTAGTCCTACATTTCCTGTAGCTGAAGCATTTTCAATAAATGTAATTAAATTATTTTCGTCTGTGCTTTCATTATCTGCAACAGTTACGTGAGTAGCGTTTGCTGCTGTTCCTGTTGTATCTTGGTTAAGAGTTCCAACAGTAAAATCTAAAGTATTATCTGAATCTTGATAAGCTACAGTAATACCACTTTCAGTATTACTTCCTACCATATCTCCTATAGTATCAGCAATATATTCATTTAAAGCTGTTCCATTAACCGTAATTGCATCTGCTTCTAGAGTACCGTCAATGTCAGCATTACCAGAAATATCTAAAGAAGCACCATCTACTTCTCCAGTTACTGTTATGCTATCTACATAAGCATCTTTCCATCTAACAGAACTAGAACCTAAATCTACATCACTGTCAGATTGTGGTCCAAATATATTATCTCCTAAATAAACTTGTTCTGTATTAGCAGCATAAAAATGTATTTCATCTGCTGTTTCAAAATCAATCTTTGTTTGGTCGTCTTCTCCAATTTTAATATCAGTAGCTAATAATGATGTAATAGTTGTTTGAGCCGCCGAAACTGCTGCAGTAATAGTTGTTCCACTATTTGTAATTCCTATTCCATCTCCACCTAGCAATGAAAAGTCTGCACTACCACCAGTGTCAGAAGCTTTACTTCCAGAACCTGTATCTGTTTGGAAAGTTACTGCTGTAATATCTCCTGAACCTGAAGCAGCAACTTGAGCATCAATATAAGCTTTAATAGATTGTTGAGTTGCTAGATGTGAAGCTGAATCGCTTGATAAATCATCTTCATCTAAAACAGGAACAACTAAGTCTACTGTTCCGTCAGAATCTTGATAAGTAGCTGTAATAAATGTTTCAGTATTTCCTGTAAACATTCCTCCAGCTGTATCTTGTACTACCTCAGATAAATCTATATTAGCAGTACCATCAAAAGATACGCCGTGTATCGTTCTAGCTGTTTCAAGAGCTGTTGCTGTAGCAGCATTACCTGTGGTATCCTGGTTAAGTGTACCAACTACGAAATCTAATGTATTATCACCATCTTCATAAGTTACAGTAATTCCTGTTTCAGTATTAGAGCCAACCATAGCCCCTACAGTATCTGCTATATATTCGTTTAATGCTGTGCCATCTACAGTGATTGCATCAGCTTCTAAGGTTCCATCTATATCAGCATTTCCACTTACATCTAAAGTAGCTGCATCTAATTCACCTGTAATTGTAAAATTTCTTAATCCAGTATAATCTTTGTTTGAGTCAAGTATAACTGCTTTAGAAGCAATAGCTGTTCCTACGGCAGTGCTTCCTAAATCTAAAGCATTTAATTCTCCTACTACAGCTGTAATTCCATCTAAGACATTTAACTCTGCAGCGGTACTTGTAACTCCGTCTAAAATATTTAACTCTGCTGCTGTACTACTTACAGTTGTTCCATTAATAGAAAGAGCATCTGTCTCTAAGGTACCATCAATGTCTACATCTCCCGAAACATCTAAACTTCCTGCGTCTAGTTCTCCTGTAAGCGTTATATTTCTAAAACTTCCAATATCTTTATTACTATCAACAACGACACCTAAACTTGCTGAAACTGTTCCTGCTGTCACTCCATCTAAAACATTAAGCTCTGCAGGTGTTGCTGAAATTTGAGTAGTTGAAGCTGCTGCTAATACTGGTAAAGTTCCAGATACATTTGGTAAATTTATTGTTCTGTCTGCTGTAGGGTCAACAACTGTAAGAGTAGTTTCGTATCCATCTGCTGTAGCTCCTTCAAAAACAACTGCATTTTCAGCATTCATTGTTACTGTATCTACTTGAGTTGTTGTTCCTGCTACATTTAAATTTGGAACTCTTAAAGTTCCTGTACTTGGATTATAATATAATGCACCAGTATCATCGTATAAAGCACTTGTGCTATTACCAAATACTAAATCATAATTTACATTATCTGATTTGTCAGTTATAGTTACTGTAGAAGCCAATGTAGCGTTTGCTACTGTAACTCCTGCAATAACTGTATTTAAAGCAGTTCCTCCAACGGTAATAGCATCTGCTTCAAGTGTTCCATCTATATCCGCGTCACCAGAAACGTCTAATGTTGTTAAATCTAATTCTCCTGCTATTGTTACATTACCATCTGCTAATGTAATTAAATCTGTATCGTCTGTATGTCCAATTGTTGTTCCATTAATAACAACGTCATCTATATCTGCTAATCCTGCTGCTAATGTACCAGTAGTGGTAAATCCTGCTGCTGTAATTGTTCCAGAAGTGGAATCATTTCCACTGTTAATTAAAAATGCGTCATCTACGTTAAGTGTATCTCCACTTAAAGAAATATTTGTTCCTGCTGATAAATTCGTATCATCGCTAATATCAATAGTTCCAAGCGTAATAGCTTGTCCACTTAATGAAAGATAATCGTGAGAACTTGTAACAAGTGTTACATTGGTGCTATTATCTGTTCCTGAAGCGTCTACGCCTAAAGTTGTTCTTGCAGCACCTGCATTTGCGTCATCTACAAGACTTGCTCCAAAGGTTGATATTGTTGTACTGTTGGGTACTGTTAATGATTTTATACCATCTAAATCTGTTACTTCGCTATCCATTAATGCACCAGCAGCTGTTACATTTGTTGCGTCAGTAACGTCTGCACCTGATTCTACACTTAACGCAGACAAGACTTCAGCTACAGTTAACCCTTCTACTTCTGTTCCATCAATTCTAAGAAAATCATTATCTGCAACTGCATCATTAGCTGTTAAAACATTTCCATCGCTAATACCTTTTGTCAAACCTTTTACAAATGCAAGGTTTGTAACTTCAGAATCCATTAACGCACCAGCGCTTGTTACGTTTGAAGTATCTGTTACATCAGCACTTGCTTCTATTGCATCTAACTTATTTTTAAGTGTAGTTGTAAAATTATTATCTGATTGTGTAGCTACAACAAAATCTATATTACCATCTGTGTCATCGTAGGTAACAGAAATTCCTGTTTCTGTACCGTCTAACATACCTCCAACAAAATCTTCTACCTGTTCTTGTGTTAGCGTAGCACTTATTTTTGAATCTAATTGTGTTTGAATATTTGAAGTTACTCCATCTACATAATTTAATTCTGCTGTAGTAGCTGTTACTCCGTCCATTATGTTTAATTCAGAAGCAGTTGCTGTAACGCCATCTAAAATATTTAATTCAGAGGCTGTGGCTGTTACACCATCTAAGATATTTAATTCTGCGGTAGTTGATGTTACACCATCAAGAATATTAAGTTCTGCTGTTGTAGATGTTACTCCATCCAAAATATTTAACTCAGATGCTGTTGAAGTAACGCCGTCTAGAATATTTAATTCTGAAGTAGTTGCCGTAACTCCATCTAATAAATTTATCTCTGCTGTCGTAGCAGTCACTCCATCTAATATATTTAATTCTGATACAGTAACTGTTGCGCCATCTAAGATATTAAGTTCAGCAGCTGTAGAAGTAATAGCAACACCAGCATATTGTAAAGTACCTGCTGATGATATATTAACAGCAGCTGTGCTAAGTTCTAACTTACTAGAATGACCTTCACCGTCTGATACGGCAGTTAAATCTGCTGTTATACCTGCATTACCGTTAGAAACTTGTAGCAAGTCTTTATAAGTGTCTTTTACTCTATTTCCTGTTAATGTCGCCATATATTACCTCAAATTTGCTGGAAGGATAGCTCTCGTTCCACCTGTTTTATCGTTCTTTTTCATACCGTATCTTCTAATTCCTTCTTTATAATTGCCCAAAAATTGTTGTGCCATTTGCGCTTTTACAGCTGACATATTTGGGTCTGAAACTTTTGCTGCTGCATCTAATAATAAGTGACCTTTTACAAAGTCTATTAATAAAGGTTGTAAAACATTATCTAAATCTATTGTGCTTGTTACAGAAGTAATTTTATCTGGTTCTGCATAATAAGAAATTAATAATCCATTTGCAAGAACATCTGTTGTTGATAAAGCAGCATTGTCGCTATGTTCAGCAGCAGTTGTTGATTTATATCCTCTTGTTACAGTTAAAGTATTTCCAGATATAGCTGTAATTAACATCTTTTCACTATCTATTAATAATATATCGTTAACAGAAAACGCAGCACCATAATCTACGGTTACTGAAGTAGTAGAAGAATTTATAGCTCCATTTAATAAATTTCCAGTAGTTCCATCAGCTTGATAAGAAGCTGTGCCACCTATAATAGGAGCTTTATATTTTCCTGTACCAGTCTCTGTAGTTCCTCCATCTCCATCTGCAGAAACTATTGCTAATTTATCTCCTTCAACCCACCATACAAAAGTGTCTGAAGGGTCTTTCCAATTACTTGCCATTTATTACTCCGTGTCTGTTACTTTAATTTCTTGATTAAGTAATCTAGGTACTCTTATATATTCATCGCTATCATTTAAGATACTAACTCTAAATATTTTGTTTATAGTAATATCTCTATCATCATCTAATCCATACCATAATTGATTGTGAATTAAATCTGTTTTACCATATTCCATTTTAGTAGTATATCTACCCATATCTACCAAACCTTGGTTAATAAGATTTATTATATAATTTTCACTAGCGTCAGGAACTGCTTGCCTAACTCTACTTACTATTTCTCTTACCGAAAATTCTATTGCAGCCATTATAAGTCCTCCCAATTTTGTTTAACATCTTCCCAGCTCATAGTAAATGATGCCCACTTTGAAAAAGTAGATAACACTTTACCCCATACTGAACCTATGGAAGATAAAGCTTCTTCTGACCAAGATGTACTTGGAGAAATACTTTGTTTTGTCCAGTTTGTGTTAGGCATTTTATGTACCTGCTATTAATACGTTAACTGTTGCTTCATTAGTGCCATTGTTGTAAGTAGCTGCGTGTATCTGTACATCTGCTTTTGCATTATTGCTTTCAATAGGAATTACTACTCCTTGACCTGGGTCTAGCACTGCAAAAATTTCTCCGCTTAGTGTAAGTGTTACTGTTCCAGGAGAACCAAGTGCACTAACATATTCTACAGCTACAACATAAATATTATCAGGTATGGTACCCGCTGTTACATCAGAAGCTTCTGTCCATCCTGAATCTCCTAAACTGTCTGCACTTGTTGCACTAACAACTGCATTGTTCCAATAAGCAACATCTGATGTGCTGTATGCTTGATTCATAGTATAGCTTCCGCCCCAACTTCTTTCTCCTGAAAAAACATCTAAGTTGTAATTTGTGTAATCTCCAGCTGCACCACCATCGTTGTCAACACTATTATCATTAACAATCTGAACTGATGTTTGTACTCTAATTTCGTTTGCCATTATTTTTCCTTATTATTTAACTATTTGTCCCTGTAAGGACTGTAAAAATTCTTTATATTGTGCATCAATAATTTGATATTGTTGTGTATACCAACCATATCTAGCTGTATCTACAGATAATCTTCCTTGCATTTCTTGTAAATATCCACCAGATATTCCAATCTTTGATTGCATCTCTACCATATAACCTTGTGCAGTATTTAAAAAAGCTTGCACTGCTTGTGATTTTGCTCCACTAAAACCAATTCTTGCTGAAACTTCAGAAGCATATCCTTGAGCTTGTCCTATTGTTGCTTGTGCTTGTCCTATAAAAGCATTACCAGCGTTAACTCTAGCTTGAGCTTCTTGATAATAACTAGCAGCTATTGCTAAAGATGATTGATATTCAGAAATCTTTTGCTGTAAATTGTTAGTATATTCTTGAACTTCTTTATTTATGTTAGAAGAATATGCTTGTAATTCAGAATTATATTTAGTAATTATATTATTATTATCTTGAATTTTAGCTTGCATATTATTAATCGCATTTTGCAACGCAACTTGAGTTCCTTGTTGTCCTTCTTGCTGTGCATCCGCTGCATCCAACTGTGCTTGAGTAATAGCTTTTTGTAAATCAGAATTATGTTTTTGTGATTCTGCAGCTATGTTAGCTTGATATCTTACATTATCTTTATTGAACTCATTTAATTCGTTTTGTATATTTTGAGAAAATTCTTGCAATTCTACACTTGTTCTTGCTTGGTATAAACTTAATTCTTTTTGCGTGTTTTGTTGATATTGCTGTACTTCTTTATTAATATTTTGAGCATACAATTGAATATCGTTACTATATTCTTGCATTTGCTGTGCTTCTGAAGCAGATGTTAATTCTGCATCTTTAATTGCTTTTTGCAATTCAGCTTGATAAACAGCAACATCTCTATTAAAGCTACCTACTTCTTTTTGTATGTTAGCTTGATATTGTTGAACTTCATTGTTTAATCTTCCTAATTGTATTTGAGCTAACTCTGAATCTTCATCTGTTTCTAAAAATGTTTCAAATTGAGTTGTATCTACAGACAAAGTTGGAGGAACAAAATTAGGAACACTTGCAGTAAAACTTACAGAAGCTGTTGATATATCATGAGCTGTAGGTGCACTTGCACTTATACTTAAATCTGATATAGCTACGCTACTTAAACTTAATGTAGGTTTTGTATATGATGGAACATCTCCACTTATATCTGCTTTACTAACACTGCCTACTGTAATTGCTCCTACTGCAGTTGCACTTGCATCGCTATAACTAACTGTTGATAAAGATGGTGCTACTGGAGCTACTGAAGATATACTTAAATCACTAACAGACAAAGCACTAGGCATAGCACTTCTTGCTTGAGTTATTGGAGATGTTGCAGTAGAACTTACTTCTGCTGCTACTTCATCAAACTCTTCGTGTGCTAATAAAATAATTTCATCAACTTTATCTAATTCTGTATTAATTGCATCTAATGCTGTTACTATATCGCTACTGTTATCTGTTTGTGTTGCTAATTCTGCAGCTTCGGCTTTAGCTAAATCAACTTCAGCATTTATTAAATCTGCTATAGCAGGCAATTCATCTAATTCTGTATTCACAGCACTTAAAGCAGTAGTAATGTCTGAATTAGAATGTAAATCATTCATTAATCTTTGTACACCATTTCTTGCTGCATATAAAACTACAGCTGGTTCTGCTTCATCAGGAAAGTTTGTTATAGAACTATCATCATAAGTAACTGCTGAAAAATCTAAATTAATATAAACAACACGACTATCATTAGAAGCTGCACTTTGAGGAAAAGTATTTAATACATCTCCGTGAATTATATAAGCAGGGTCGCTTGTTGTTGCATAATCCATATTAGAAGAATCATGAACCATTCCCATTTTAGATGGAGGTAATTTTCTGCAAGGCATATAATAATTACTATTATTAGCATCTCTTCTTAAAACTGACAATATTTTCATACTTTCTATGTCTTTACTGTCTGTAAAATTAGAATTGCTAGCAATTTCCTCAAGCCTTGTTTGTGGTATAAAATTAATAACTTCTTTACAACCATCTTGCAACCAACTGCTAATAGCAGTAGTGTCGCTTAAGCTTCCTGTTAAGTCTTCTACTTGTACTTGAAATGTTGCCATTATTTTCCTTGTCCTCTATATGCTTTTTTATATTTTCTTAAACTTTTTGTACAAACAAACAGCGCGTCCGTATTTGGTTTCGTTCCGCTTTTTGTATGCTTACTTTGTCCTTGCCTTGTTTTCTTTTCTGTCTTTTTATGAACAGTAAAATTGCTAAATATTTTTCTACGCATTAATAACGCTTAGCTTTTTTATTTTTTTTAGCTTTAGCTTTTCTATAAGCAGCTATACCTTGTTTTGTATACTTATATATCTTTCCACCTAATTTAGGCATTATATTATCCTTTGTGCTGGTCCTTTTCTAGAAACTTTTGAAGCTCCTTCTTTAAGCTTTTTCATTCCTTCTTCTGCGGACAGTGTTCTTATTTCCATTTGGTCTTTTCTAATAGCTGTTGCAAAACGATTATTTTCTCGTACAACAAAATTAGTATTCCATTTAGGCTTTGCCGCTCTTTGACCACAAGAAGGGCAATTAAAAAACCTTTCAGGATTAGGCTCATTACAATGTTGACAATTCATATTATGTATATAGAATTATATAAGCCACTCTTGAACGGTCTAGTTTAACAACCGAAATATCTATAATTGCTTGACTAGTACTATCTAAAGCATTTACTGCTGCTTTAATATCTGCTGCTAAAGAGCCAGATACTGAATCTGCTGCATCACTTATATCGTTAATAACTATTTTTACATTTGAGTTATATACTGCCATTGTTTTCTCCTATTATTTTTTATAAACTTTTTCTGCTCCAGCTATACCGAAGCTACCTAACGTTACCCAGACAAATGAATTATATACATTGTCATTGATAACTAAATTTTGTCCCATTAATCCTGTCACTAAATCAACTATTCCGAACATAACCATAATAGCAAAGGAAACAAATCCTATGATTGCTTTCTCGTTATAATCGTTGTCGTCTTTAAATATTTTCCACATAATTTTTCCTTATAGGTTTCGGAGTGGGAATTAACCCACTCCATAGTACCTAATTAACTATTATGATTGGTCAGCAAATACAACAGCAGTATTTGTAGCAGACACAACGTGTCCGTTTAAATACCATTGTTGACCATTGCAAACAAATTTAACCATAGTACCTGCGATTGGTGTTAAAACACTAACCTTTGAGTTACTATTGTTATCTGAGTCTACAACGTTTGTTACGTCGCCATCAGTGTCATTATGAACTAATCCACCAATAAAGTAGTTAGCATCTGCACCTGTGTCGAATTGCCAATCTTGAGCGTCAGCAGCTGTACCACCATACCAGAACTCGTAACTTAATCCTTGTTCTTCTGCTGGTAAACTAATTACACAGTCTGCAGTAAGGTCAGGCATAACGTGAATTATGCCAGAATCTGCTGCTAAAATTGTGTAAGTGCTTGCGTCTGGTACAAGAACCACTTTTCGTGGTAATGAACCGTATGCTCCACTGTTTTTATTTATGCCATCTGTTTTCATCTTTATACTCCTTCAATGTTGTAAAGAGCGTGAGATTCAGGAAGTGTGATTTCAAGACCTGCTTCAGTAAGAATCATATCTTTTCTCAAATCTTCATCTGCACTTTGTACATTTGTCATAATTTGAGTGTCACGATTTAATCCGTTACCTACTAATGGTCTGTATGCTAACTGACTCATGTCAGCCATAACCATCATTCCACTTGTGATACCTCTGAATAAAGGCTGTTTAACTAAGAACATACTTCCGTGTACAGTGTTAATTTCCATTAACTTGTGTCCGAAAGCACCGTCTACGTTACCCATGTTTACTCTGTAAGGAGCATTTGAGTAGCCTACAGATGCATCAACAAAAGCACCGTCGCCCATTTTGTTAAAAAATGAGATAATTGGCAAGGAAGCCATAACAAGTTTTTCACTTGCTCCGCCTCTTGCTGGGTCAAATATAACCTCTAAGTCGCTTAGTAGTTGGTCATATGTTAACTCTGATTCAGCTAAAGTTCTGTGATAAGCTTTACCTGAAGAGTATGATAATGCTGTTCCAGCACCAACTGGAGCAACATTTTTTAATATGTTTCCTACTAGACCTTCAGTATATTGAACGCCATTGTAACGAGCTTTTTGTCCGAAAAGCATTGCTCTTTCGATATCGATTTTATGCTCGCGTAATTTCTGAGCCCATATTCTATCAAACTCATTCGCATATCCACGATGACGTGTTGCGATTGCTGTGTTTGTTAGTTCACAAGCTGTTTTAAAGATTTGTGTATAACCAAATCCGTCATCTAGACTATCTGAGAAAGTATCTGGTGATGCTGTTCCTTCTTCAAATGATGTACCAATAATTTGGCAAGTATCATCGTCTGAAAGGATATTATAACCAGATGCTCCTGAATTAGCATCAGATAGACCAATTATTCTACCTTGGAAAGTAGAAGAAGCTGAACCCGCTTCTGGTCCAGATTCCACTCTAACTAGCGCTTGAGTGTATCCTGCACTGCCGTCTAAAGTTCCTACTGCAAATACCATTCCTTTTGTAAGGAAGTTTACTGCTGCTCCTGCAGAAGTATCAACGGTAAATGAGTAAACAACGTCTTTAGAAACTGCAGCGCCGCCATTAACATCGGCTGCTAATAAGAAGCTTCTATCAGTGTGATTGATTTGAGTTCTGTTTTCAAGAAATCTGAAAACATTGTCATCAGTCGCAACTTTAGAAACGTTAGCCAAGTAGGTGAAAAAAGGTGATTCTTCTGGAGTAAGTTCTGCAACTCTATCAGAGAAATCATACAATTTTCTTTGGTCTGGAGCTTGTCCATAACCAGCACTTGTAGCAGCAGCTGTAATGTTGGAAGCTTTTAGTATTCCGCTATTTATAGCCATTTTAGTCTCCTAACTATTAATGTTATTTAGCTAGTCTACCACGATTTCCTGCGCTCATAATTCTATCCCAAATTTGGTCTCCTTCAGATTGTTGTGGTTGTTCGCCACCCTGAAGAACTCCTGCTGATTTAGGAACTTCTTTAGCAGCTTTAACAGCTTCTTTGTTTTCATTAGGTTTAGCATTTACACCTTTTCCTTCTTTCCAAACCTTAATTAAGGTTTCTATAGGTAAGTTGGCTTTTGGTGTAGTTGCAAACCTTAAAAACTCTTGAGCCTCACTTGACTCTAGATTGTGTTTGCTTACTAATTCATTTTGTAAATTATTGATTGCCATTTCGTTTTTTAGTCTAGCTAGTTCGTTATCTACTGTTTCGTGTACAAGCTTTTTCTCATTACTTACTCTAAATTTGTAAGATTCTGAGTCTGGCTTGTAATAGGCGTCCCAAGGGTCGAAATTTTCTGGTGTTGTACTTTCTCCAGATTTTTCGCCCGCTACGGATTCTCCAGCAAGGCTTTTTTCAATTACGTCTACCAATTCTGGTCTAGCATTTAACGCATCTTTTAATTGAAGCAAATTTTCAGCTTCGTTTTGAAGGTTTGCGTGTTCTGCTGTTTTTTTGTCGTACATTGACTGAAACTTTTTAGCTTCAGCTTCCCAATCTACTGCCTCAGATAATTCCTCACCTTCTTGCATTGTAGGTTCTTCTGATGAAACTGTTTCTTCCACCACAGACTCTACTATTGGGTCTTGCTGTTCAACCTGTTGTTCTTCTTGTTTTTTTGCCATGTGTTTTTTCTCCTCCTGATTTAGCTTTTACGCTCGGAACCAGTGTTTTTTTGTTTTCTTTCGTTCTCATCAGCTTGTTCCATTTGGTCTACAAGATTGCCCAGTTGCATTACCTTTTCTTTTTCTTTAACTTTAGTAGCAGAAGTAATCTCATTTAATTCTGATTTAAACTTCTCAACTTCTGTACGTTTTCTAGCGTTAACGCTTTCGCGTTCAGATGTCTGTAAGTCACCACTTAGTTTCTTTACTTGATTTTCAAGTTGTTTAATATACTGTTGCATTTGTGCCATTTGTCCTTTTCGCTGAAGAACACCTTCTTTGTCAAAGATTTCGCTTTTCTTCAAAACCTCAACATCATCTACCAAGCCAAGTTTATAAGCATCAAGGTACATATTATATTCTGCAACCTTGTTACTTGGTAAAGTTGAACCTGATATTATACGAATATCATGCTGTCCTATTGAAATATCATTCTCAACAGCTGCTATTTCGTTTGACTTATCATCATACAATTTCATATTTACTGCAAATTCAGTAATACTATTATTTGGTTGTACAATTCTAAAAGTTTTTTGGAATTTATAGTGGTCTTTTGATAAGTTATAAACCACTTGACCTACTTGACTAAGAGATGATTCAATATCTCTTAATTTAGATTTTCCTCTAGACTCTCCCATTTCTGATAAAAGCATTGTACCTCTAACAGATTCAGGAGCTTGGTCTTTAAATCCCTGTAATAACTCTGGAATACCAAAGTTTAAATCTATATATTTTTCTACCCTATCAATTAAATAATAAAATTCAGATGTTAATGGAGCTGGTTGTGGAAAATGTGGGTCGCCAAATTCTGGATTGTATTCAATAACAGCATTTGGGTTAGCCCAATCTTTTTCTAATTGACTTAAATTGTCAACACTTCCTTCTGGAACAAGTAATTTTAGTCCAGCAGCTGATTGAGCGTGCGATAAGGTTAAAGAGAAAAGCTTATTTAAAAGCCTTTGAGAGTCTTTAACCTTATTCACATCTGACTTAGGATAGGGAGTGTTAGTCCAAATGTTTGCAAAGGGAACAATTGGATATATGTCAGTATCTAAAACACGCTCATATAATAATACATCGCCTATAGAGCTACATTGCATAATTCTTGTTTGCATAACTTCTTCTACTTCTATTGCCCCGTCTGCGATAGCTTGAACATTTTGTTCTTCCATTATCATATTTGCATATATTTCAGCATTAATAATTTTTTCTGCTCCACTAGATGTATTAAACAATCTATAAAAAGGAACTCTAACTTTATAAAATCTATCAAGAATTTGATATTTTTGATTTACTTGATAATCTAAATTCTTTGTTTCTGCGGGAGTTAATACATTTTGACTGTTTTTTCTACTAGAAGAAGGATAATCATCTCCATATAAACTATCTTTTGAAACTTCTATATCATCAATAGATTCTTCTAATTGAGGATATAAGTCTATTACTTGTTGTCTAGTGAGAAACGTAGAAAGAATAATTCCAGAAGCATCTTGAAAAAACCTGTCTCGAGATGCAGGGTCTACATATACCCTAAAAGGGTCAACGTGCGTATATTTAATTTCGCCTCTTCCGTAGTCTGCTTCTGGGTCTAGATATACATACATATATCCTAATCCTTGAACTGCATAATCGTGAACTACTTGCTTAAATACAGAATCTCCTCTGGATATATCCCAAATGTATTCTAATATTGTTTTCCAAACATTTGCAAGTTTGTTATCTGAATCTTCTCTACCAATAGCAGAAAATCTTGCAGGTTGAGCTGTAAGTAAAGATTTAAGTTTATCAACTGCAGCATAAACTCTGTCAATAACAAAATCTGCTTGACCTACTGATGATAATGCATTTGATTCTTCTGTAGTATAATGATTACCTAATACAAAATCTACAGCATCTCTTGCTTCTATATCCCAACTTTGTCTAGCATCTCTCCATCTTCTGTAGAGTTCTCTAGTTACCTGCGGCTTTGATTTGTTTGCGTCGTTTGTGTCGTATGCGATTTTAGACTCCCAATTTAATTTTATGTCTAAAATAATAAATTTACGACGTCTTTGTCAACAATTATTTATATTTTTTGTCCAGTAACCCAGTTAATTGCCCTATTTGTAAGGCTTTTTTCTCTTTTTTCTAGTTTTTCGCTTAATTTACTTATTTCTATTGCTCCACTTTTAGGAGGTTTTGCTGTTGTTACTGCATACCATAATCCATCAAGAAGGTCATCATTTCTTCCTTTTGGAAATTCAAACATCTCATCTACCAAGTTTTCGTGTTCTTGTTTTATAAATAATTTTCTTCCATTTACAATAGGACATAGTAAAGCTTCTATTCTATCTTCTTTTTTAATACCTGCAGGAGGTCTAACTCCTTGAGAAAGACCTGGAGCTAGCTTTCTATCACTTCCAGCTAATTTATTAACGTGGTCTTTAATTAATCCTTGTGCCCCAACTTTTTCTACATTAACTCTTTTAACTGGATGATATTGTCTAGCTTTATCAATAATAACTCTTGGCATATCATATAAAGGAGAATGTTCTCTATAATATTCTAAAACATAAATATTTCTATCGCTATCTATAGCAATAGTCATTATAACTTGATAGTCACTTCTTGAATTATGTTCATAAGCCAAGTCAACTCCCATATAAATATTAACAGGAATAGCTGTATCTTCAATCATCATATAATTAAAACCGCCTCTTTCTTCTACGTGACCTCTATATTTATTAATTCTATTTATTTTAAATTTAGCTGTTTCAAGGTCTCTTGCCTCATTCATATATTCTTGAGCAAACTTATGAACAAGTCCCATATCAGAGAACCTTGCTTTAATGTCATCTAATTTTTTCTTTGTAAAATAACTAGACCATAAAGGAACTCCATCAACCATAGCTTTTTTATACAAAACAGTCCAAGGAGATTTTCTCTCTTCTTTTTCTGCATCTAAATGCCCGTCATATACTCCTTGTAAAAATGAATCATAATGAACAATAGTTCCAATTAACCAAATAGAACCTTCATTTCCTTTTGAATTTTCTAATGCTGGTTCTACAGTAGACATTACCCATTCTTTAATTTCTCTTCTTCTATCAGGTGTTTTAGTATTTAACTCTGATTCAAAGTCATCAAGAATAATATTTGTATAACGAAGACCTAATTGTGAACGACCACGCAATCTTTGAGATGTTCCTTTTGCTATTACCCTATCTCCTCTTGCTGTTGTAAATTCTTTTTCTGTCCATTTACTTCCTTTTAAATCTCCAAAGTAATAATTTAATGCAGGATTTACATCTATATGGTTTTGAATATATTTAATATGGTCTATAGCCTGAGATTGTTCTTCTGATACCCAAGCAATAAATTGTTTCTTTTCTGGAGGGGCAAAATATAATTGATATAACAAAGCTGTTTTAGCTAAAGTAGATTTTGCATGACCTCTAGGCAATATAATGCATATACGCTTTTCATCGCCTAAAAGCAAATCACTTAGTTCGTATTGATAAGGTGCTGGAGAAGATTTCATAAAATCCTCTGGCATAAACATTTGACCAAAGGTAATAATATCTTTTTTTGCTAACTCTAAAGCTTTTTCTTTTTGAGATAGGTCTGGAGGAATAATATTAAATTTTTCAGGCTTCTTTGAATTCTTTTTCATAAACCCTGTCTAACATAGTTAATGTTTTTCTTGAATGCCAATCTCCATCTGGAACTTCTGTAAAAGAAGATGAGCTTTGCCATAATACAGGACCTGCAACATATATCCAGGCTTTTTCTTTATTACCGTTATCTAAATCAACATCAACAGTTGTTCTAATATATAAACCTGTATCTACACTTTCATACTGGTCATACATATTAAGTTCTTCATCTGAAACATCCATTAACTCAACAACGGCTCCTTTTCCTTTTTCGTTTTTAATAACAGCTGGAAAAGACTGATGTCCTGGAAAAACCAAACTAAATCCTTTTACTTTTCCCTTATCAGGATAATTTCTTCTTAATGTTCCATATACTGCAAGTCTCATTATGAATACCCTACCTCTCTTGGTATGCCCAAATTTGTTATAGTAAAATCAACTGAATACATAGTTAAACAGTTAATACATTTAATTTGAGTACAATCCTCTTTATCTATGTCCCAAATAAAAACTCCTGTATTTTTGAGTTTAGACGAACAAATAAGACATTCTTTATTTTTCGCTATCTCTTTTAACTTCTTGAAGTTTTTTGACTTGTGACCCTTGAATTGCATTTAATTGCTCCTGTGTAAAACCTTGGAATAATGTAATAGATTCTGATTTCTTTTCAGTATCCATCATTCCAGAGATTTTCATTAATGTTGTAACTGCTGTTAATTTATCTCTATCATTAGCATCTGGCTTATCAATAATAGCCCTCATTTCTTCTAAAAGGTATAAAGGAGTAATTTCAGCCTCATTTAATACTTTATCTATTTCTTCTCTAATCAAATTTTTCACCCTATCGGTTTTAAGCAACAATTTTGCTTGTGAAGCTGCATAAGATTTTTTCTTACTAGGAAAAGCACTCATATAAGCTTCTACTACATCATCTCCTTTTGCTACATACTTTGCAAAAAGAAATTCTTTTTCTGTTGCTTTTGTTCTTTCTTTCTTACGTACCGAGGGAGATTTCCCATCTTTAGCAAAGGTATGCATATTAGTACGCATTTCTCCCTCAATAGTAACATTAGGACCACATACAAAAGAACCTATAATAGTCCTAATGAATGTGGTCTCTGTTTTTCTGTTAGGTCTTTTTAACACTCCAAGATGTAGTACTTGGCAAACTTGTCCATCATCTGTCACAATCCAGTCATCTACTGAAGCGTGTCTCCAATCTTTACATAAACTGACTGAAGGATGATATTCTCTAAATTCATCTACATTTTCAAATAGATATTTAGTTACACCATTTACCTTTCTTGTCTTCATTAAATTACCTATTTTTTCTCTTTCTCGTCAAGCTCTTTCTTAACATCAAGCTCTCCTACTACAAAAGCAATGTATTTATTCAAAAGCCAGCGTTGTTCAGATACTTGCTGTTCTAGTCTCATCATAGACGCTGCTATTTCATTAGCTCTAGAATAATTTGCTTTAGCATCTCTTGAAAGAGAGTCATATTGGAAAGAATATTCTTTTCCATCGTAATTCATAGTAAGTTCATTATCTTTAGAACTTTCTACTACTTTTCCTTTTTTAGCCATATTTTCTCCTATATTATAGCGGGTTTACTGTTGGTGGTGCAAAGTCTTCTAGCTTTCTATGTAAAGACTCCAATATCTCTACATCTGCTACATTATGCTCATATACATATTTTAAAGACTTTTTATCGCCCCATCTTGCTTTTTGCCAGTATTCTGGTTTGATTCTTGTTTTTCCATCAATACCAAAAAATTCTGTAGCTGCCTGCAATGAAGACCTATGTAGTTTTAATTTAGACTTAACTACGTAATAAAGGTCTTTATGCGACTTTGTTTTGTATAAAGGGAAGTGAGTTCCGTGATATAGAGCTCTAGTTCGAATAAACGGAATATCAAACCTAGTTCCGTAATATGTCATAATAACATCATATTTATTCATTTCTTCAACTAACAGTTCTACAATACGTGCATCAGACTTATCAGACATAAGTTCTTCTCTGGTAATACAAGCTCCAGCTACTTTCTTATCTCCTCTGCCTTTTATACACCAAGATAACATTACATCTATATTTGCACTAAATCCAGTAGATTCTATGTCTAGATATCCAATTGTCTTTTCGTGACCATTTACATATCTTTTAGGTTTTCTAAAACCTAGAGATTCTATTTTACGAGTAACTGCCTTATATGTTCTATTATATCCAGCTTTTCTACATTCCTGATATAATACAAACGCAGACTTGTTTGTTTTCTCGTATTGATGTAATATTACTATTTCTTCATCTGTCCACAATTTTGATTTAGCCATTACTTACTCCACGCAGACGAAAAGAGTTTTTTCCATCCATTAGCTACTCTTTCCCAAAAGGTTAGCTTTTTAACGGATTTTTTTCTTGTTTTCTTTTTTGCCATTATTTACCCCATTTCTGGTTATTGACTATTAACGCCATCGCTGCATATATAGCAGTGTCTAAAAACGCGTCTTCGATTGGTTCGTTCTGTGCTTCGAAGTTATGTTTCGTTGAAAGGTTAACTAGTCTGTTTATCTTATCATTTAACCTTACTATAATTCCTAGTAAAGCCATATTGATTTCTTCTTCGTTTTTAAGCGAAGTTCCCATAGCAATGTTGCCTGGTCCGTAATCAAATTGTTTTCTGCAAAATGTTAAATACATATCGTTTAACACTTTTTGAAGGTTTTCTTCTGTTTCTGGGTAGTTTTCTTTAATATAAGCTACCGTATCTTCAGCTGTAGATGTTTTTTGAAGCATATCTGTTATTACTTCGGAACCTTCTGCAACTTCTCTTAAGATTTCATTATCATCCTTACCCTTGATATATATCGGGTCATTTAATGAACCTTCTATTTGTTGTAGTTTTTGTACCATATCCTTATCGCCTTCTTTTTTTGCTTTTAATATCCTTTTTGTGCTTTTTTCCATAAGTAGTCTCCTATCCCTAGTTGAAATAAACCATTGCTAATTGCTTCTATTGTCCTTTCATCGTGCTCTAAACCGCAGTTATAGTGAATTGAATGCAATATTTCGTGAATTAACGTTTCTTGTTGTCTTGATTTTTCTATTTTACTATTTATTAAAATAATATTATCTTCTACTAAATGTCTTCCGTACAATACCTTATCTTGTTCTCCAGCGCATAGTTCTTCAAGGATTATTATGTAATTATGTCCTCCTATATTCATACCCATACTTTTATTTTTCATTAGTTTTCTCCCTTATTTTCTAATTGTGTATGGAATCTACGCTAAAAATGGTACACAAGTCAACAAAAAGATTAAAAAAAGATAAAAAACTCGACGACATTTGGAAATACCCAATGTTCTATGTTCGAATTAAAAATAATTGTTGACCAAAACAAGCATATTCACTAAATTATACAGTCTTTAGACGGTTAATGTTCTATGTTCTAATAAATATTAAATCTGTTAAAAAAGAATTTTAAATAATGTTCGATGCTCAGAGAGAGCCCTTTTTAAATTTTACCCGCCGAAATTTTTTCAAACCCGTTCTACGCCATATTTAAGAATATTACCCCCGAAATCTAACCAATGTTGAAAAATTGCCCGAGATTGTGTGTGCCTTTTGTTCACCCGAAGAGGGATGGGTCTTTTTTTGATTGAAAATTGCTTTTTTTAGTTGAAAATTGAAATTCCTATATAATAGGTTATTTTTTATGTTTTTGCCTATTGTCAAGGTTTTTAATGATTTTTTTTTATGTGTTTTGTCCTCATAGAACTCAATTTATTTTACTTTTTTTGAATTATTTTCTTGCATTTCTCATAAAAGTTATAGTAGAATTTGGGGTATCAGAAATACATTGACAATTGGGTTCACAGGCACATAAGCCACTGACTATACTTGTGTAGGGGGCAAACAAATGGTGCTAAAATGGACGGCTTCAGAATTAATTGAGGCATAAACTCACAAATAGCACCCAAGTTATTGACTAATTCAGGTCATTTTAGAGGGACTTTTGAAGGGATACCTAACTTATGGCGGAAGCTAAAAAGAAAGGTGGCACTGTTTCAAGAGTAGTCTATGATAGACAAATGTCTAACTTGGACGCGTTAGGGAAGCAACTTAAGTTGTCTCCTCAACAAATCCAAGCTATGAAGGACAATTATGCTGCTGACCACCATGTCAAAGGCACAAGAGTTTCTTCATCATTTGTGAAACTATCAGAAATGAATAAAGGTTATGCTTCAATGTTAACCGATATTCAGGAACGTATGGACAAATTCAATGCTTTAGTTCGCAAGGACGGAGTAAAATTTGCCAAAGTTCAGACTCAAAAAGCTATCAAGGAAGGCAAGAAACCTGTTAAAGGTCAACCTTACCTAACTTGTAAGTTTGAAATAGTCACTGACTAGGAACTCAAAAAGAAGTCGCAGGGCAGATTTGATACAGTCTGCCCTCCTGCTTCCTTCAGAAATGAAGAATATAATACATTAAGACAAAATGTAAACCTTAAACATGGAGGACAATCATGAAGTTTGAAATGTTGGTTGATACTCCCAAAATGGTTAAAGGCAATGGTTATAGTGAAGATTTGCACAGGGTGCTATTCACTCCTATTGTTGAGACAACCAGGCATGGGACAGAATACCATCAGTTCAAGTTTAGGACGGGTGTCAGGTGGAATGTATTCCCCAATGATTATTGGCACAAAAACGTCCAGTTATGGTTTGACGGCGATAAAATAACGCGGAAGATTTACAAAGACCCGTTATTAATCCCAACCCATAACATCATGCAGTCATTCGCATGGTCTCCTGATTTCATTAAAACAGGGGTCATACTTCCAAGGTTAACCGAAGACAGGGTATTTTTAATGATACCGTGTAATAAGAGATATCGTAAACACGATTATTTCATCTTCGAAGACTCTTGGACAGGCGATTATCGATTGAATGATGACTTGACAATGTGGTATTAATTGAACTGAGATTCGGGGTGTGGTGAGCCTGGCAACAGAAATCACCAAATTAAAGATGGAGCCCTTGATACCTCGGGGCTCTGTCTTTTTTTTTGCTTTTAAAAAATGAAGCAACGCGTAGCTAGACTAAGCTAGACAAAGCATTGCTAAATAAGGTCCCGCGCGTCGCAAAGCTGGACTATGCGTCGTTCTTTTTTTTATTAGAACCCGTCCGACGGAAACGCTAGACTACGGTCGTGAGTCCCACGCGACGGAAATGCTAGATAGAAGACTGCGACTCTCCCGCGCGACGGAAAGTGCTAAATTACGACATAAATTATTTTTTTTGTCGGAAAGTATTTCTTGACTTTCTCGTCTAAAATCGCTAAATTCGGTCTGACGAGGAACTTTTGCCCGTCGGAAAGGCAAGTTCCCGTCGGAAAGTGAGAGAATATGACAAAACTAATACAGCGACACAAATGTAAATGCACGACTTGTGGTCATTCGCATACAGTTGAGACCGTCGTAAAGATGGAAGAACTGCCGTTAGGTATTGAATGTCTAATTGTTCCTAAAACAGACGGAACTAAGAATTGGGAATTAACTATTATAGACCATCAGAAGAGTTCTGACGGAACTACTATGGAATTGCCTGATATGAAGTCTTGTCTGTGGAACATAGAGAATGTCGCAATGGCATTGCATCGTCGTGGATATAGATTCGTCGTAAGCACACCTCGTAGTCGTTTTGAGACACACAGTCGCATAAACAGGGCAGAGTGGAACGATTGGACGAAAAGTGCAGGCGAGTCTAAAAAGAAGAGATTAGACTGGTATTCAGATGTAGTCGCAAGAGCAGCCCGAGGGGCTGTCCGTTCGTCTAATAAAATAGAACGAGTCGGATACGATAGTTTAGACGGAAAGAAATAGTTTAGACGGAATGAATACCTTTAAGACTTACACTTACAAATATAAACATAAACACAATGCTGGATGGTGGTATACATCAGACAGATATTTTATAGTAGAGGCACAACATTGAAGCAAGACAAATTATTAGTCGTAATTGGTATCCCGCGACTCGTCTTGAATTGTGCCTCAAAATATTTTGTCGCAAGACAAATAGGGTTTGTCGGCAGGTCGACCGACAGACAGAGTTTAACCAAAACAAATGGAGTTTAGTTATGTGTGGAATTTATGGATTAGCGACACATCCGACCAAGTATACGAGCAGAGAGTTAAAGCTCGTCAAGAAGATACTACGACAAATAGCAATTGATAGCGAAAGCAGAGGTTCACATTCGTCAGGTATCGCACAAGTCGGAAGTAAAACAAAAATACATAAATCTCTACTGCCGTCGAGTAAATTCGTAGACGACAAAAGTTATTCGGAAGCCGTAAATAGTTTAGTTTCGGGAACGAGTATCTTATTAGGTCATACGAGATTTGCGACAGAAGGAGCAATTACAAAAGATAATGCTCATCCATTTAAAGTCGGAGGTGTTATAGGAGCACACAATGGTTGTGTCTATAACATAGAAGAAATGCAGTCAAGATTGGACAAAAGATGTCCTGTTGATAGTCAATTAATCTTCAAGTCTATTGACCAAACACAAGACATAGGAGAAGCCGTCAAGCACTTTGATAGCGACTTCGCTTTGAGTTTTGTCAAAGATGACCCGATGACTTTATATCTATGTCGCGAAAGTAATAGACCTCTTTTCGTCTCATACATCGGCAGTCTGAAAACTCTATTCTATGCAAGTGAGAAATGCTTTATTGAAGCAGGTCTAAAACAAGCAGGAATAGACGAAGCAAGTATCTATGAACTTAATAAGAATAATCTTTATAAGTTTGATACTCGTCGCTTCGGAGCAGACAGAACGAATGTAGAAAAGACCGAGTTTAAATACGACAGTAGAGTATACCAATGGCAACTAAATAGTTATAACAACGACCATAAACAAATAGATTGGGCGAATAGTAATTACGACCAAGATATGTATATGGACGACGGAACTATTAATGTTGAGTGGGAGAAACAAGAACAGATAGAATGGGCAGAAGCATACGGAGGACATCCGTCTGACTACTTTTTTGATGCTTCGTCGGAGGAATGGTATTACATAGACCATCAGTCAAATCAGATACTTAATGAGTATCAAATTTGTAGTGGCACTATGTATGATAGCCAAGTCGAAGACGATATAGATGACGAAGAGTTATGGTTCCAGTCTGTCAACACAGAGGATAAGTAATATGCCGACAGAAAATACAGAAGATAATGTAGTATTAGTCGAGTGTTACGGCTGTGGGTCGAGTTTCGATGAACAAGACACATACCTGTCGCCTGTCGATGAGGAGCATAGATGCGACGATTGTCATGCAGACTTTCACGGATATTGTGATGACTGTTCCTCTGAATGTGAGGCAAGTAGTATGACTTATGTCGATAGCAGAGGCGAAGATGTCTGCGACGACTGTTCTTACTACTATCGCGAATGCGATGTATGTTCAGAGACATATCACGAAGATGATATGCATTATGACGACAGAACAGGCGACAATATGTGTGAAAACTGCCACGAGTATAATTCAGGTTGTGTCGAAGACTTGGAATGGGAGGTGCATAGTAATGAATATGTCCAAACCCATCATGGCTTCGTCGGGCTTCAATATAGAAGCGATGATAACCTTGAAAATCCTCGCAACGACTTAAATCCTGTAATTAAGACAAAACGAGCAATGGGAGTTGAGATTGAGACAAATTTCAACAGCAATGTAGATAATGTCGGATTACAGGAATATGTTACGGCTCGTCTATCAAGCGATAGACGAATGGATGGCTTGGCTTACCGAGACCATAGAGCAGGAGTAAGGGTTACTTACGACGGTTCTATTACAGGTGGAGACCATAGTCACGGAAGCGAGATAATACTCGAACCACGACGAAACGGTGTCTTAGAACAGGACTTAAAAACTGTGACTGAATGCTTAAAAAGCGACTTTGGTGCTTACATTAGTCGTAAGTGTGGTTATCATTTACATATTGATAGCCGAGATTACGACTGGTATCACTTTGCCGTCTTAACTTTGATGACGAAAGTTATAGAACCTCATATTTTTAGTTGGGTTCCGTCGTCAAGAAGAAGTAGCAGTTGGTGTAGACCCGTCTCACAACCACTATATGCTTTTCGTAATATTTACGACAGAGATAGTTTCGTAGACTTCTATTACGACGATGGTGCATTTAATTTTGACAGATATCATTCAAAACGATATCACGGACTTAACTTGCACAGTCATTTCGGAGCAAATCAAGGCATAGAGTTGAGGTATCATTCAGGCACATTAAATGCCGAAAAGATGATACATTGGTCAAGTCTATGGGGTTGCATAATAGATAAGTGCTACGACTTGGGTAATCAGGTTAGGACAGAAATGAGAGATAAACATACCTCTGATTTTTGGCAGTCAGAAATGATGAAAAGTCTGATGAACACAGGTATAGACAAACTGTTGTCAGAAGAAGAGCGAACTAAATACTACTCAAAGTATAGGTCTAAGGAGAGAAATGCCGACGGACATATACTAATAGACGGAGATTATGTTTTAGACGAAAGTATATTGAATAGTAAACTTAAATTAGACGATAAGAAATTCTATTCTATATTTCCGTTATTACGACAAATACAGGACCAACAGACTTTAAGGAAGCCCTGTATGACTATTAACTCTATGTTTGAATACTTTGAAATTCCGACAGAAACACAAGATTTTTATCGTGTGCGAAGTGTGGAATTACTAAATTCACAATCAGACGGAAATCACATTGAAAGTTGCTTTCGTGATGTTTCGTCTTTCATAGAGTTTAAAGACGGAAAATTTACTCATAAGGATTTACTCTTAAAGAGTAGAATTCCGACGGTAAACATACTCGACGGATACGATGATAACCACGATTACACTATACCGTCAGACATAAATATGTCTGATATGGAAGATTACTTGTTGGTTATTTAGGATAGGAACGACGGAATAATATTTTCGTCGCCACAGAGTTTAGACGGAAAAAAAATATTTTTCTGTTCGGAGAAATATATGGAGAGCCCTGTGCAATGCTAGATAGAGAGCTAGATAGAGCATTCAATAAAATAAAATAAATGTTGCTTTTTATAAATTATAATATTAAATTGTTTCAAATGATAATTGAAGGGCATATAGTGAAACAATTAACGGCTGGAAAAAGGCAGTCGCAGGTAATCAACCCTGTTTACCCTTTATGTTTAGACGGAATTGCAAATACACTGGTTGGCAACCGTGCCCTTCATAAACCTTATGGGAGAGACTAATATGAATGAAATGTTAAGTGAGTTTGAAGACAGATATAAAGAAGCAGTCGAGTTGCAAGGAGAAATAGTAATTGCGACGGAAAGACTAAGAAGACTTGGATATGATATAAATGTTAAATATATTGAAGGTGCAGGTTGGGCGAGTAAAATAGAAAGAAGACAAGAGTCGCTAGATGCAGAGTATGAAAAAAATCAAGACTATGCTTTGGACAATATGACTGGCGATTATGAAGACGGAGTAGAACTATGAAGACAGAAGATATGTATTTAGATATAGTTAAAACTGAAACAGAAATTAAAAAAGATGGTGTGCAATACTACTATTATAATAGCGACGGTGTTTGCATAGCAGAGGAGTTTAAGAAGAAGAAACAAATGTTAGATTTAGACAGAATTACAGTCGATGAAGGTTCTATATTTGAAGTTTTAGACGAAATATATGTAAACCTTCCTGAAAAAGACAGAGACGAATATTCAAAAATAACTCTTAAATTTGAAAACGACTTGAAGAAACTAATTGATAACATTATTAAGGAGGACACATCAAATGGGTAGATATTACCACATAACAGGAAATAACGACACATACCATTACGAAGGAAAGTTTGGATTTGCTTCGCAACCTTCAACTGACCCTGAATTTTTTGGGGCAATGGAAAGTGGGTATATACACTATGAAGTTTATGACATTGAAGAAGTAGAAGAGGGACTAAAACTTTGTAGAAAGAAGCTAAAAGGCTATCAAAGAAAGATAGACGAATACTTTAAAAAGTATTCAGGGCTACTTTTAAATAAAGGAGAAGACTGCGACCAACCATATTTACACGAATATCTTGGTGTCAGTAAAGAAAAAGAAGACATACTTATGCTATATAGACATAGATATAGGTTAGGTAAAGCAATAAAAAAATGTCTAAAAACCAACGACAGTTGTTATATAGAGGCTGAAATATGATTAAGCGACCAAAAATAAACAATAAGACTTGGAGTGTTAAACACGAAGGACATTTGAACCGTAATAATATAATCTTCCATACTAATAAGTATCAAAAACTTTACCAAAAAATGGAAGAATATAACGACTTTATAAAAAAAGTTAAGGAGCAAGTATGATTGAGCACGAAGAAGGTAATGTAGTCATAGTAGACAGAGATGATATAACTTGGATTTCTACTTGTTGCACTGGGACTGCTATTACAGAATTAATAGAAGACGGCGACATTGGTATCGCTATATGTAGCGAGTGTCGTGACTGGTCAGATTTTGAAGCAGAAGAAGGAGATGAATATGCTTAAAAAATGTATGACAATATACTATGACGGTGAAAGTGGTGAATTGTCAGAAATCAAAGAAACACAAGACTTTATAAAAGAAGGTGCTTTGTTAAGAGTGGATATATTGCAAGATATAAGTTTAGAACTAGGCTTACAATATGAGACTGAAAAGGATGACTTATATAAAGAACTGTTTACACACATAGAAGACTACAAAAAAGAACTTTTAGAAGAAATGGAAGGAGAAGACTATGAAGTTAGCGACAAGTGAAAGTTATAAATTAATTAAAAAGATAGATAGCGAATTAGATAAACTACTGTTATATCTAGAAAAACTTGAAGAAGAAAATGCAAGGCTTACAAGCGAAGTAGATAAATTCTTTTCAAAATATGAAAGGTATAGAAAAGCATATGAAATATATTCAGACTATTTTCAGTATATACCTGATTACGAGAAAGAAGCAGTGGACAAAAAACTAAGTAAATTAGATTTATAAAGTTTTAAAGTTTTATTTGACACAAGCAGGTATTCTATGCTAAATTGCACTATGAATAATAGATATCAAACTTCATTTGTTATCGACAAGGAACTTTGGATAAAGTTTAAGTCGAAAACACTTAATGAAGGAAAGTCAATTAAAGAAAAGCTAAATAGTCTTATACTAGACTATGTTAACAATAAGGAGACAAAAAATGCCAGCAATTGGTTTCGTATACCCAAATGGTGACAAAGTTTCTTTTGAAGAAGTAAAAAAAGGTAATGTAGACATTGTAAAAATGGGAATGTCGTTGCCTACTTTAATTGAAATGTCGAAGGAAAGAGACCCAAATAGAAAGCCGTCTACTACTGAACTTTTAGTCGGAACCTGTGAGGCATATCTAAAAAGGACTGAACAGTATTATGTTAATCCGCAAGATAGAGCATTCTCGTTAGCAGGGACTATGCATCACGCAAAATTAGAACAGTTTGAAGACGACAGACATTTACTAGAAGAACAGTTGGAAGAGTTTGACATAACAGGTATAGCAGACTTATATGATAAGGAAACTAAATCGTTATTAGACTATAAAAATACAGGTTCTTATAAATGTGCTCAACTATTAGGGATGACATACAGATTAATACCAGACCCATCTGGTGCTAAATACAAGTCAAGTGGTAAGTGGGGAAAAAAAGGGACCCCTAAAATGATTAAACAATGGTATCGCGACGAAGGTTTAGCAGACTTTGGAGATTGGGGTTGGCAGATTAATTGGTATAGATATTTACTAAACAAGTCTGGATATGAGGTAGCCAATATGTATATACAGGTTACATTAAGAGACGGAGGTCTAGCAGTTGCTAGAGATAGAGGTTTAGATAAAAATATATACCTAATTGAAGTGCCTAAATACGACGACGAAGTCATTGAGTATAAGTTTCTATCGGCTAGAGATGAGTTAGTAAAGTCTTTAGAGACAGGAAATTTACCTCAAAAATGTAATGATGAACAAACGTGGAACGGACGAAAGTGTCAGTCTTATTGCGACGCTAGATATGTCTGTCCATATAATCAAGGGAGTATAAATGGGTAAAATGAGTGAATTAGACGCACAGAAGCAAGAAATCGAAGCATTAGATTATCAGATGATTTCAGATGCAGATGTAAATCTAACCGCAAAACACCAACATGTTTCAGAAATACCTACTCCTCAAGATGTGGTTAAAAGTAGAAATGGTTTTGACTATGTAGATGAGGGATATATGAGATGGAGATTAAACCAACATTATCCTATCTGGTCTTGGGAAGTATTAAAGTATGAAACACTTGGAGACAAGGCTATTGTTGTCCACGGACGTCTAAAGATTTTAGACGAAGGTGTTCCACGTAGTTTTGACTCTGTTGCTGCACATAGAATAGCCCAGGCTAGAAGTGGAGCAGGTTATGTAGATTTAGGTAACGACCTAAAGGCTGCTAACTCTGATGCTTTTAAAGTTGCAGTAAATAGGCTATGTAATGTAGCAGATGACGTATATAGAAAACAATATATAGATAACAGTCTTGATAAAGACCAATCTGACTATTTATATCTATGTATGTCCAAACTAGATAGTGATGAAGCAGGGAAAGTCGAGGCTGCTTTAGTATCTGGTAAAATTAACAAAGACAATTACGAAAAAGTAATTTCTAAACTCAAGATAGAGGAGTCTAAAGATGAGTAATGTTACAGATGTCTTAAACGACATAGATAATAATGTTGCTTACTATAATCCTTCAGAAGACACTAGTGGAAAGAAATATTCTACTATTGCAGAAGGAACATATGAAGCAGTCGTTAGCAAACTAACTATCAAGAAAGATATAGTTGTTAAGAACAAGTATCTTAGCGACATATTTGAAGCTAGTTATAAGTTAGACGACAAAAACCACCCTGATTTACAGGGTAGAGAAGTTAAGTCTAAAGGTTACTTTAGATTTAAAGCTCCAGACAAAGAAAAGTATCCTAACCTTGAAGATAATCAAGGCAATAATAAAGGATATATGATATTTGCAGAAGCCTGTGGTTTTGAAATGCAGAAAGATAAAGAAGGAAGATATCTTCTTCCTATGGTTATGGAATCTGACATATCAGGAAATGCAGTGAATATCAAGGTCGTTCACGACAAATGGACAGACCAATCTGGAGAAGAGAGAATAACACCAATCGCTATTAACGTATTTAAATCTGATAGGGTTGTTAGTAAGCCTTTGGAAGAAGACGAATTGCCGTTCTAATGAAATATACTATTACATTAAACGAAGAGCAATTTATGTCTTTAATAGAGATAGTCGAGCAACATAGATGTGAAGGAGAAGACGAGTTAGTGTCTGAAATCAGAACATCTATGAAAGCTCAGTTCCAAGAACAGTTTATGGAGTCTGATAATCAAAAGGATGAATCTTTGGATGAAGATACATATATTGAGTCAATCAAAGCTAAAGTTGGACCAGGCTATTGTGATAACTGCGACTAATGGATATTTCTAAATGGAATAACATTATGTCTTCGTTTCAGGAACTTCTGGGATACCAAAAAGGTATTACAGAGGTTCTTGTTACGAAACGTCTAAGCAAGATAGGACAAAAATCAATACCAGATATAAATGAAAGAGAAGAAAAATATTTGGTTCATATTTTACGTAAACGATATAGGGAGATAAATGAAAATGAGCAAACAAACGACAAAGATACTAAACCATCTGACAACACACGGAGTGATATCTGAAACAGAAGCAATCGCTAGATACTATATTAGACCTAGCACATTGAATAAAGCTATCAATGAATTAAGGAGTTTCGGCTTTACGATATCAAAAACAGACTATAATATTGATAATGAGTATGATTTACTGGATTCTCCAGTAAAAAACTAACTAATTTTACAATAACGCACGAGATAGCCTCTATATGGACGAAACACATATTAGTCGATAGTTATATCGAAAAAGTAATTAAACACGCGTATAGGGGCATTCTCGAGAGGAAAAATTTTGAAAAGACCAATAAAATTTGAAAAAAGGTTTAAACAGCCTATTATATTTGACGGATTGCAAGATGGACTTGTTTCTCCTACAGATATAGACTTTTGTTTTGAAGTAGGCAATAAGTTTTTGTTAATAGGAGACTGTAAAAAGGATGACGCACCTTTTCCTACAGGACAAAGATTAGTTATAGAAAGAATTGTAGACTCTTGGAGACTTCTGAAAAGACATTCAATAGGAGTTATAGCAGTTCATAGCACAAGTGCAGACAAACCTATCATATTAGCAGACACTGTTGTTACAAAAATTTATTACAAAGGAAAGTGGCACAAAAGATTTGTCGTATTTAGCGACTTTGTTAAAGATATAGCATATAAGCTAGATATAGATAAATTAAAAAATTTGCATTGACAAAGATAGAGAAAAAATATTATATTAGAGTATGGCAAGTAAATCAAAAGCAAAAGGTAATCGATTTGAAAAAGAGTGTGTTTCTATTGCAGAACAACACGGATTTAATTCAAAGAGAGCTTGGGGAAGCGACGGAAGAAGTTTAGGTCTTTCTCCTGAAGTAGATATAGTTATTAACTACCTTTTAGATGAATCAACTTCTAGAGAGATGAAGGTTCAATGTAAGGTTAGAAATAAAATAGCTAAATACTTGCTACCGCCAGAAGACTGCGATATTACTCTATTAAAAGAAGATAGAGGCGAGATATATGCAACTATCAGATATAAAGATTTGTTGGAACTTATTCAACAAACTTTTCAATTAAGATAATTAAAAACTTAAATAAGGGAGTATTATGAGAAGCTACAAAAGCAAAGAAGAGTGGCTGCAAGAAAAAGCAGAGTTTGAAACTTTTTATTATTACATTAAATCTGTAGACCCTGATAACTATGAAGATTGGTTTGATAAGGATATATTAGATTTATATGTAAGAGGAAAAAGAAATCCGTATTTTTCAGCACAAAGAGTTAAACCTAGTAATGAAAAAGTATCTATGGTTAGAATTCCTACTAGATGTCCTAAATGTAAGAGAGCTTGGGCTATAGAGTGTCACGTAGGGAATAAGTTTGAACCGCATTATCTTGACCCTGAAGTATATAATAATATACCTTTGGTAAAAGGAGACTGTCACGAGTGTAAGGAGAAAAAATGAATGAAGTATTAAAAAGTTTAGGAATACACGATGAAATGTCAGAAAAGGCAGTTTTAGGTTCTGTGTTACAAGATGAAAAATGTTTTGATATTGTAAAAGATTTTATACCAGAAAAAGATGTATTCTATCAAGAGAAACATAAGGAGATATGGGATACAATATGTAAACTTAAACAGGAAAGAATACCTGTAGATATTGTAAATGTATCAAGTAAATTAAGTGGAATGACATATTATATAACTGGATTATCAGATTCAGTTCCCACTACTGCAAACGTAGAGTCGTATGCTAGGCAGCTAAATGGAGATTGGTTAAGGCGTAAATTGGTCATTCAGTCTCAAAAGATAGCTCAAGAAGCTTCTGATTCAAATAAGGATATTAATAGTCTTTTAGTAAATGTTCACGACACTGCTAGTTCTTTATTAAATCTAGAACCAGGACAAAAATTTGATATAGATGATTTATTAGTAAAAACAAAAGATTCTTTATTTAATCAACGAAATTTAACAACCACAGGATTTCAGGCTATAGACAACATTATATCTGGAATGACTAAAGGTGAAATTACTATTTTTGCTGGAAGACCTGGTAATGCTAAAACTACAACTGTGGCAAACATTGCAAGAAATTTAGTTATGTCTGGTAAAAAGGTAGTTATGTTTAACAGAGAAATGCCTAATACTGAAATGATGAAAAAGTTTATAGCTATGGAAGCTAAAGGAATTACATATCATATGTTAAGACATAATGCCGTTACAAATAAACAGGCTATTGAAGATAGTTTAAATGTTATTAAAGAAAATTATACAGACAAATTATTTATGTTTGATAATATTCGTAATTTAGAGGGAACTTTTAGAGAAATAAGACGTATAAAACCTGATGTGGTTATCGATGACCATATTGGTCTAATAGAATATCCAACTAGTGACACAAGAGATTTAAGACTAAAGATAGGCGACACTTCAAGAAGATATAAGTGGTTATGTAAATCAGAAGAAATGTCTGTAATTTTAGTTTCTCAATTAAATCGTAACATAGAATATAGAACAGAAAGAATTCCTAAACTTAGCGACCTTGCAGAATCTGGTAATTTAGAACAAGATGCAGAGATAGTAGCGTTTACACATTATCCTTGGACAGTTAATTTTGAAAATGCTAAGAATGGAAAATATGGTTTAGATATTGTAGTGGCTAAAAATAGATATGGTTCAACAGGAAAAGCGACTGTAGGATTTTCTCCAGACACTTGTACTATTTATGAGACAGTTGAAGAAGCAGAGGCTAGTGTAGCTCCTGCTATGGACGATGTTCCGTTCTAAAATTTAGACCAATAAGGTCTTCAAGACTAGCTCTTTCTTCAGGATTCTCTCTTAGAGCTCTTTCCATCATTTCTTTAGCTCTTTGCATTTCTTTTTGCAGACGTGTGTGTTTACTAAATCCTCTTACGTTAGGCTTGTTTTTTATTCTTTTTCTTAATTCTAATTCCATCATTTTATCAAAACTATCTTCTATCAGTTTTCGTGTTGTCAACAAGCTTTCTGATGCTTCCTCTTGTAAACCTTTTAAAACGTCTGGAGTAAGTCCCAAGTCTTCTAGAGTTCCTAAATTTATAGCTACAGGTTTACCTTCATTAGCCTTTGAATTGCTTGCAAACTTTCCAGCTATAGCAGATACAAAGTCGTAAGCTCCGAGGTCTGCATTAATAATTTCTTTTAAAGACATATCGCCATACTGTTTAGGCTCGTAAGTAAAATCATACTTGTCTCTTATAACAGCCTGACCTCCACTTAAATCTAGAGTAGCATTACCTAAAGTAGTTCTCAAACTTAATTTTGGGTCGTAACTTTTTTTGACAAGATTTAATAAATTTGATTCATCCATCATCGTGTCATCGTATCCACCTCCAGGTTGTATAGCAATTCTCTCGTCATTTACAAATCTACCTCCTGAAATAATATTTGATATATTATCTTTCAGATATTGCATTTCATTTGACGTTAAATCCTGTTCGGTAAAAACTTTATCAGACTTACCAAATATATCTGTCAATAAAAATCTAGCATTTGAAGGTATAAAATCCTTCAATCTTCTTCTTGCTTTAGACCTAATCATATCTCCTCAACATTGTAATAAGTTTTTCTAATGATTCAGTTGCTCCAAGTCTAGACATTAGTGTCGCTATCGTATCCATATCTCCAATAGTTAAATCTGGATTTTCTTCCATAGCAGTATCCATTGATTCTTCAAACCAACCTTGACGAATTTCTTCGTTCTTCTTATTTTTTAATATTTCACCTTTTTTCCCTAGTTCTAGTTTTTTAATACTTGCTGCACCACCTAGAAAAGGCAGCATAGAAAGAGCGTTCCATGCTGCTTCTTTAGGATTTCCTCTTAATAAAGAAATAATTGCATTTGCTGCGTCTGCAGGTTCTCCATATACTGGAACAAATCCTGCTGCGTCCAACATAGACTGAAAAGTGTCTATCTTTTTATTTTTTGTTTCTACGTTGGTATTATCAATCATTCTAAACCTGGAACCATTAAGTCTCTAGGAACTTTTCTATTAACTTTCTTTTCGTCATCTATAATCATTTGAAGTAATCTTCTTGTAGGTTGGTCCATTTCTCTTAAGTGTTCTAGGAATGGAAGAGTTTCTGCTGTACCAGCTCTAAACATATTTCTATTTGGGTCGCTTTCTTGTGTTCTTCCAAGAAGTTGCATTAGTATGTAATCTTTCTCTGACATTTCTCTGCTCTGTCTATTTCCCAAAGTATCTGGACTTGCTTCAGTGAATGGACCAGGTCTTTTAAAAGGACCTGATTCATATCTTGGGTCTTTTAACGCTGCCGCCTCTCGTTCAAAGTAGTGTCTTTTTTCCATATCAAATGCGTCTTCTCGCATTTTTTGCAATAATATTCTTTCTATCTCCCAAGCATTCTTTCTTTCAGCTTGGTCGAGAGAGTCTTGTCTTGCTGCTGCTTCAAAATCTCTACGACGAATTTCTTGAAGCAATCTTTTAGCATCATCTGCGTCTTTACTTTTCATTCCAAAATAATCGCCTAATGATTTCTTTTTTTCTTGTCCGTTTGCCATTTTATTCTCCTAAAATGTTTTTGTTTTTTCTTCTTCTAATGCTTCAAGTCTGTCAACCCAGTCTTTAATAAGTGCGCTGTAGCTAACATCGTCTGGAGTGATTATCAAACTGAAATATTCATGTTGTTTCAAATCTCCTCCAAACAATCCCTTTTGTGCATCGCCCACAGCATACTCGTTAAATTCATTCATTAATCGAGCTGCTGCTACCGAGTTCCCTTGAATAATTAAATCTTTTATATCTTTTACTGCCTGTCTTTTCTTTCCTCTAACCCTATCTTTTCTCATCTTTTCTGTTTCTGCTGTTCTTCTTATAACCCTAGAAGGCATACCACCAGCAATTGGAGCTGCAACAATAAGAGCTTTTCTAAAAGGAACATCCCAATTATCTGGATATTGTGTTTGCATACTTCCAACAAAAGTGTCAAAAGACCTTACAACTCTTTGAAAGTCATCTATCATAACTGGCTTTAAAAAGAATTTAATAGAAGATATAGGGTCGTCATCTGTCATTATATCTGACATAACACCAAAAGAACCAACGTTTGCCAATGCATTCTTAAAATCTTGCCATTCTGGCTTTCTAAGTTCTTTCATTCTATTTTCTTTACCATAATATTGAGGCTCTCCAGATAATAGTTCACTAGCTTTTTCTTTAGCCCACATTACAAACTGACCTCCAGCCATACCTCCAATACCTAAATTTAAAATAGGCAAAATATTTCCCTTCATCAATTCTCTTTCTATCGTGCTAGCAGAATACATTGCTTGCCTATATCCAAATCTTTTAAATAGCAATAAAGGTTTTATATATGGGTCATTAAATAAATAAGGGTCTAACATAAAATCTCTTTGTAGCTGACTTTGAGTTGAAAATTTTTGCATAGACCTTAAAACTTCATCTTTCATCCAATGAACTTTATCACCTGGCATTTTATAATTACCATTTATAATTTTATCTGCGTGTTTTATAACATCTTTTTCTTTAAGACCCATTCTTTTTAATTTATCTCTAGCCCAAGCTTTTCTTTTATTAGGAGCTAATGAATCTAAAACACCTAATCCTGTTTTCTTTCCAGATAATATTTTGGTCAACTTCATAATTGTAGTTTCTGCTGTAGAAGCAGCAATTGTTTGGTTAAGAGTGTTAATAGCTGAAAAGGGTTTAGCTAAAACTTGTGTAGCCAAAGCAATACCATCTCTAGCATTATTTACATCCATAAAATTTCTTGTCCAAGAAGTAGTTGCATCTCCATATTTTAAAGTTCTAGCTGCTCCAATTTGCAAAGCACTATTAGTCATAAGCATTTCATCAAAAGCATTTAAAATTGTAGAACCACTTTCTCTAACCATATTTCTAGCTTTAATTCTATCTTTACCAACTGCTACACGAACTATAGATTTCATAGTATTCAAAAATCCAGCTTCTACTGTTGTAGAAATAAATGTTTGAGTTAAGTTAGGTATTACAGCAAAACCTAAAGCAATTTTACCTATCATTTCTAAATTAGCAACAGTTTGAAACGTTTCAGCCGCTGGAATAGTTTTATTAAAATTTATTTCTCCAGTAAACACTTGTTTTATAAGGTCAACTGCTTCTCTTTCTGTTTGAGAGGTTACAGGAAGTTTTTGTCCACCAAAGGCTTTAGGTAAATTTCTTCCACTCATTCTTAAATTTTCAGGTATTTTCTTTAAAAGCTGATTATAATACTCTCCAGAAGAAGTAAATGTTCTAGCAAGTTCTATTCTTTTGCTTGCTCCAGAAATATATTCTCCAAATAGATTTCTCATATTTTGTTCTAATATACCTTCTTGTTTAGTTCTTAAAGCAAACTCTATCAAGTCTACATTTTTAAGCTTTAAATTTCCTATATTTACTCTTTGTCTTTCTAGAGGACTAAAAGGTCTTAAAGCTCTTTGATACATTTGCATATCTAAAGCTCTAAATAAATCAAGGTCATCCATCATAAAATCTCCACCAGCTCTTGAAGTATCTCCTTTTAAAGCTTTCCAAACTCTAGTAAACTCAACGTCTCCCTTTCCTTTTTTACCACTAAAACTTTTTACAGTTCTTTGAACCATTTCTACTAATTGTTCTCTAACGTGTTCAGGATAAGTTCCATCTGCATTTTGTCCATGTATACCATTTTCTTTTAAAATTTGCTCAACCTTTTCTTGCATAGGTCTCATCTTGTCATAAAGTATGTCTAAAACTTCTCTTCTGTACATTAAAGGAGCATACCCAGCTTCATATGGAGCTATATTTGTCAAAACTCCTCTAGCATCTTGATATACTTCATCTGTAATTTTTTTAGTTTGTCTTAAATAAGCAAGTCTGTTTTGTAAGTTTTGTTTTTCAATTGGATTTGATGTAAGGTCTATTTGCTTTTTAATTTTTCTAGTCAAATAATGATATCCTGTGTTTGCACCTACTCTTGTTTTTGTCCCATCTTTATTTGTTCTGGTGTAAGACTTTGGTCTATATTCTCCTGCTTCCTTAAGTTCAAGAGTTTTTCTTCTTATTGTTTTATAATCATTAAAAGCTGTATCTTGTTTACCAAAACCAGAAATTCCGTCAATATAGTTATCATACCATTTCACATTTTCTTTATTTTGTCCTCTAGCTATTTTTAAAACTCCATCCATCTTTAAAAGTCTTTGAGCTGTTTTTTGTTGTACATTTCTATTTGTATTATTTAAAAGTCTGTTTATTTTTCTAGCTACAGGGTGAGTTAATTCATAATAAAAAGGTTTTAAAGGACCAAGCATTCTAGAAAATATACCTTTGTCTTTAAACCCTGTTGTTTGATACATAAAATTATTGTTAGTAGATTCATCTAGAACAAATTTTCTAATAGCTCTTTCTTCTGCTAAATATTGACCAAGATATCTTTTCTCCATAGTGGTTAAATTCTTAACATCAAACTCAATTGCTTTTCCAGAATCTACTGCTAATTGTAAAGGGTGAACATATCCCTTTTCTCTTCCTACTGAAAATTCTGTTGCAGCTCTAGAATAAGCATTATCTAAATCTTCTTTTACATATCCACCTGTTTGATTTTTAACTTTTGTAATAGTGTTTTTAATTTCAGTTTCATAGAATGTATCAAATAAGTTTCTATCACCTCTAATAAGTTTCTTTTTAAGACGAGCAGAAAGACCTCCTTCTTTTGTAAAGATATCTAAACCTGTATCTTCGTCAACAAAAGTTCTAAAGAATTGTTGAGTTTGTCTTTCGTTTAATTTATATTGTCTTTGAACAGGCAAGTCTTTTGTACCACTAATAACATCAATTTCCATTGTGGTACCTTTTTTAGTATGTTTAATAGAACCGTCTACAATCTTTACTTCTCCACCAAGTTTTCTGTCAAAAAGAACTTTTTCTTCTCCAAGAGTTTTAACTGTTTTCTTTTTTCCGTCCTTATCGTCAACTGACTTTCTTATAATTTCTGTACCTTTTAACCTAGTAGGTATAGCTTGAGTATAGATTAATCTTCCACCTCTACCTTCTCTTCTTGCTTTTGCTTCATTTGCAATAGCCGCTGTTCTTTTTAATTCGGTAGTTTCAATTTCATCAGCAAGTCTTTGTTTTGCTAAACTTTTTGCTCTACCAAAAACAGCACCAGGAAGTTTTAATCCCATAAGAATTCCTCCTGCTACCGCATAATCTTGAAAACCTGGAGCTCTACCTTCATACATTATTGGAGAAACTGTTGCAAATGTTGCCATTTCATATGTTAATCCACTTTGTGCAAATCCTGCTCCCCTACCTTCTGGAATTTTTTTAGCTAAACGAGTGGCAGCTATAGTTCTAGTTCCTGCAGCCCCTAAACCTAATGCTGCACCAGGAATAAATTTTTTAAATTTAATATTTCCTGTTACCTCTTTTAAAACTTCTCCATATGATTTATCTTTATATTTGTCAAAATCAAAATCTTCATTTAACATTTTATCTCTTGCTTCTTTTGCTGCACTATAAAGACCATCGTGACCAGCTAAAATAGCTCCCTGTGTCATACCTACTGTAGTAACATTGTCAATTAATTTTTTAGCTCCTTTAGCATCAAGACCGCCTCTTTTAGCCAACATCAAAGCAGCTCTTTTTTTAGCTGTAGTGCTTACCGCCGCTTTTACACCAGCTCTTGTTACAGCAGAAGCGGTTCCTCCAGTAAAAATACTTGCTCCTAACAAGGCTATATCTTCTTTTGATGCAAAAAATGATAAAAATCCAGCAGCAATATCTCTTGTTAAACTTGGAGGGGCTAAAGTAAGGTCATAATATTTTTTACCAGTCATCATTTCGTGCATCATTCCACCAAGAGACTGATTGTATGCTTGTTTGTATGTTGTTCCCATACTGTCAAAGAAATTTCTTTTGTTTTCTTCTATATCTGGTTCTTCATCTTCAATACCAAATGTATTGTATAGATAATTCGATTTTTCTATTCCTCTATTACTCTCTTCTATATCTGAATAATTAATTAAAGATGTTGGTTTCTCGATAGGCATTTATTTAAGCCTCTTTAGATTCTTTTTTAAATTCTTTTCTCAACTTATTTGCTGATTTCTGTAAGGATTTCATTCTCTCTTTATATTCTTTTTCACTTATAACGTCATCATAAAGATGGTCCACACCACTTAAACCTTGTATAATGTATTTTCCTAAACCCCATTGTTCCTTTTTATAACTACCATCTTTTTGTTTCTTGTAAAGTCTCATATTAGCTATATCTCTCTCTATCTTATCTAATCTTTTTCTTCGAGCAACATCTCCTGTCTCGCTAAGATTCCATTCATCTTTTTGCTTTCTTAGGTCTCTAAGACGTTTACCCACTGCTTTTCTATGATGATACGCTCCTCCTTTCCAGGTTATACCGAATTCTCTCATTGTTTCTGGGTAGTTTTCTACAAAATCCCTCTCATCATTTGTAACTATTTGACCTTTTCTTGATTTTCTAAGAATATCCTGATATCGGTCGTAATTAGCCTGTATAGTATCTATTTCTTCTTGGGTTTCATTTTCCACCTCTTCAATAGATTTAACTTCCAACTGCTTTTTTTCAGCTTTTTTACTTTGAACTTCTTTTAATTCTTTTTCTTCTGACGGGTCAATACCTTGGTTTATTCCCTTTCTAATAAGTTCGTCCTCTCTATCTTCTAATTCGTCAAAACTAAGCTTTTGTATTTCTACCTTTTTCTTATCTTCTTCAGAAATTTCTTTCTTAGTTTTAGATTTATCAAATTCTTCTTGAGCAAAATCAACATACTCTTGAGGAAATCCTAATCTATCTCTTCTCAATTCTTCTGCTTTTAATTGTTCTAAAGGAGTTGGATTTCTAAATCTTTTAATTTCATTTGCTCTAGCTGGACCATAAAGCTCAACATATGCCCAATGCTTTGTAGTGGTATCTATAAGATTTCTTTCTGCTTCAGTAATTTTTAAATTATCTTTATCATCAAAAGCATAATTACGAAAATTTCCATTAAAAGATTCTTGAAAATGACTCCAATATTGTTGTTGCATATTTTGAATTGTAGAACTGTTTTTACCCTCAAGCCTTTTGTTAATAGCTTGTTTAACAGTCATTCCTTCAAATGGTCCTCCTGTAATCATTCCGTCCATTCCTAAAGATGTATAATAACTTTCAGCAGTCATTAAATTGTCCATTGCCATACCTGACTGCTTAAGGTTTGCAAAGTATTCTGCGTCCATTGCTTGTAATTCTTGAGCTACATGAGCTTGAGTCCAAAGTCCTCCACTAGTTTCTCCTGTTGCTGTATTACTATGATATGAAGCTCTAACTCTTGCATCAGCAGACCATTTTTTAGGGTCTAATTTAACACCAGATAAACCTTTGTATTGTTCTCTATCAGGGTGTTTTTGGATATCTTCAAAAGCCCAAGCAATTTCTCTTTCTGTAATATACGGAGAAGTTGAAGCAAGGGTTTCAAGGGCATCTAAATAACCAACTACTTCTGTAGGGTTTGTTGCAAGGTAAAAGTTTTTTCTAATATCACCAAATTTTTTGTGGTCGTCTGCAGACTGTTTCCCTTTTTCTATAAAATCATGAGTATTAAAATTAACAGTAATACCATATTTATCTGTATATTCTCCAAGCCTTTCAACTCTGGCATCATAGCCAGCTAAATCTCCGTCAGCTAAAAGTGTTTCAATTTCATTCATTTCATTGTCAACATACAACATTCTTCGTTCTTGTTGGTCGGCAAATCTCTCTTTTCTTCCTTCTTCGTACCTTCTTAAACTTTCAGCTCTCTGTTCATCTCTTTCATTTTTAGCTTCTTTAGCTGATATTAATTGAGGTATAGTTTGATTTAAAAGCTTATCTATCGCATTTTGTTGCGGAGTTCTTGGATATATAGGACGTCTAGCCATTATACTGTCTCCTCTTCTTGTCTTTGATAGCTATCATAAATTGATTGAGCTAATTCATTTAATTGACTTTCATTTAAATTTGTATGAGCAGTTGCAACAAATTCTGACCAAGCAGCTTGACCATTTGTTAAGTCTCCAAATATATTATATCCAGAAAGCTGTTCAGCTGTCATAGAGTTACCTCTAGGTTGATTTGCCCAAGTTGACGAAGCTTCTCCTCCTGCTTCCATTTTATCTGCATCTGCTTGTTCTAACGAAAGAGCAATATTAGATTGTCTTGTTAGGTAATCAACTAGAGTTCCTTCTAATGTACCTATATGCTGTCCAATTTCTCTTTGTACATCTGAATATTGAGCTTGGGTTTTTCTTCCAAGTTCATCCATTTTAAGTCCTCCAATTTCTCTTGCCATACGTCTTCTTTCTGCACCTCTTCCAGAATAAAGACCTGATATAGACTCTTTACCTTCTAAATCAAGCAATGCTTCTTCCAATCCAGCTTGTAAACCTTCTGTTCCATATTCATATTGTTGACCAATATTAGTAAATCTTCTTGCTTCTAATTCTTTTAATGCTTCCATACTTGCTTGATATGCAGCAGTATCAAACGTTTGAAAATAATCTTCATAACCACTACCAGCACCAAATCCCCAATGTGAACCAGGGTCTCTAAATAAAAAGCCTTCCAGACCTGCTCCTGATAGAGTATCTGACATTGTACTAAATGTAGAAGTAAAACTTCCTCCATAATTAGTAGAACCTAAAAGATTGTTATTAGTGTTTTGGTTATTATCTCCATTTCCACTTCCACCGCCACCAGGACTTCCATCTCCTTGACCTCCGCCACCTGTTTCACCAGAGCCTCCGCCACCAGGTTTAACATCAGGGTCTCCTCTATTCATAGAAAAATTTTGATTATTAAAATTAAATCTAGGGTCACTAAACCCTGCTGGCTTTCCAAACATTTTTGGATTATTTTGCATAAAACTGCCTTGCATTTGTTTTAATATGTCGTCATACATTCCCATTATACTCTACTAACTCCTATACTTGAATAATCTAGCTCGTCTAACAATGCTACATCTTCAGAATCTTCCAATGTATTAGGACGTCCAGATAATAAATTGTCATCTCCATAAGCCATTGAAAATCTTCCTACATTTAATGCATCTTGAAAAGCGCTTGTTAAATTTAATAGAGTTTGACCTTCTGCTGCATCCATAATAAATTCATTAGTAGACATTATATCTCTATTGTAATCTGTTCTTGCCTGCATATGAAATTTACCTCCAGGCAATCTGTTTTGAATTTGAGTTGTATAAGGTGTTACTGACTCTCTTCCCAATGCAGAAGCAACTCCTCCTATCAATCCTGATGCAACTGGACCTAATGCTGGATTAATTAATGATGCGGCTCCTCCAATTATAGTACCAGCTAATCCCCATCCGCTTCTAGCTCTAGATTTTTCTTCCATTAGCCTTTCAGCTCTGTCAACATCAAGCTCGTACAAGCTTCTAGCTTCTTCTATTTCTTGCTTTTCTTCCTCTATATCCATCCCTAGCATAGCTTTGTCTAAAGCATATCCTAATCTACCTTGGTTTTCTAGCCTACTTATCATGCTATAAAAATTTGACATTATAATTTTCCTTCTGTTAAATGTAAAAAATGTTCAACACTACCAGCACCTTCTTCTGTGTTGTAGTGTTTTTTCCAATATTTTGCTAAACCTTCTTTGCTATCTTCAATAGGCTCTGGTACGCGCCAGTACTTAATTCTACAATGCAAGATACCAGCAGCAATATTAGTGCGAAGAATCCAGTCCCAATTATCAGGCTGAGGGTCAATAAAGTGATAAGGGTCAATACCAAGAATATCTGCAGACTTTTGCATAAGTTCAGGACGAGCTGATATAAAATTTTTGCAGTTGTCAACAGCTGTTTCTGGCTCAACTTGCCAAAAGCTTTTTGCTGGACCTGGTCCAATCTGTTCAATGTATTCGTACTTACTTTCCACAAGTCCAGTTGCGTAGACAATATCCAGAGCCTCTTTTTTCGCATACTTTTCTCCTAGCTGAACGCAAACATCTTTAATTAAAGCCTTCATTTGATTGTTATTTACGCTCATCGTTTCTCCTCTGATTAAAAGTAAAAATATTACAAATATGATTTGTATGTACTTCACCACCATAAAATACTAAAGTTTTGTCGTCTATGTCAAGTAAATTCATTACGGTATCAACATCTTTCCTGCATTAGCTCCAGATGTTATTAATTGAGTTTCTCCAGATTCAAGAGCAGAATCAGCTTCCTCTGCTATTCTAAAATAAGTTTTTTTACCTTTAGCTACTCTAACACCTTCTTTAATAATTTTAATTGCATCTTTCTGTGGTGTTTTTACATCAGAATGTTTTGCAAATGTTTTTAATTCTTTTTGTTCTGCTGGTCCTTTAATAGGCACAAATTCTAATTCAAATAATTTTCCAAATTCTTTTCTAATAACTTTAAGTCTTCCTCTATGCATCTGAACAACCTCTTCTCCATTTTTCATTGAAGCATTAGATACTCCTCTTCTAACTACTTGTTTATTTGTTCCAGATAAAGTTCTTCCTTTTGTCAATGACATTATCTTTGTCCTTTCGCTCTTGCTATAACAGTTATATCGTGAACTTCAAAGTCTGCGTGACAAGCTCCAGATAGTTCTAATTGAAGAGATTTTCCAGCTCTATTGCTTGAATCTATAATAAACTCTTCAGTAACATAACTACTGCTGTCTAATAAGTTTTCATTTCCAGAACCTGTAAATATATCAGTCATAGAAGCTCCGTCTATTCCTCCTTTTAACACAACACTTCCTCCTTGAGAATATGTTATAAAAACAGAATAAAATCTTTTGTCAACAGAAGGTAAATCAAAATCAAACTGCTTTGTTTTTAAATTTATTGTATTAGCAACTGCAGTATCTAAATATCTTTTCGCTAAACCTGCACTACTATTTTTACTCATAGTAACTAATTCTTGATTAAACATAACAAAATTACTTAAATTTTGGTTAAATAATACACTAGATGTATTTACAGATACTAAAGAGTTTGTTCCTACATCATATAAATATCCTACAGAACTTGCAGAATCTGATTCACCTACAACAATAATTTGATTTTTATTAGGAACATATCCTACTAAAGTAGTTAAAGCGTCATCTCCCATATCTGAAGCCCAATTACTATCTTTAATATTTTCAGAGACTCTTGGAACTCTAAGAGATATATCAGCAGCAGAAGTTCCTGCTCTTCTAACTCCGTAGCTAAATAATCCAAATTTGTTTGCAAAATATATACCATCATCACACTTACAAACAGCTCCAGGGTTTGAAACTCCTCTGTCGTTAAATATACCAGATACAAACCAACCAGAATCTGACCCGCTTTCTATATTTATAACATACAATGTTTTCTTTTTAAAAACAAGAAGCTCATCATAGTTTTCTATTATTTTAACTATTTCATCTCCATCATTTGTTCCTATGTCTAAATAATAAGATTGAGGAAATATATCATACTTTCTAATAGGAGTATATTGTATTCTATCTCCCATAGCTTTTGTTTTTCCTTCAGAATCTTTATATAAGACATTTCCTACAAATGTTCTTTGATTTGCTACTACAGCTGTTTTGTATCCATAAGAAGCGTCTCCGTTAAAACTAATTTCTTTTTCTTGAGGGTCATATCCGTTAATTAAACTATAAGTGTCTAAATTAGGTTGTTTAATTTCATATGCAATAGCATTAGAGCTAGTTGCATTAGTTTGTCTTGAATCATTTGTAACTAAATGTATTTTGTAAACATCAGCACCATCATCGTGAGTCGCTGCAGTAGTTCCAGCATAGCCCCTTGTTACTGTTAAATTGTTACTAGATATAGCTGTAACTAGCATTTTTTCATTGTCTATTTTAATTACGTTATTAACTGCAAATTGACTACCGTCTTGAACAGTTAGTGTTGTATCGCTATTGCTAAATTCTGCTCCTTCGTTTACATTTGTCCCAGAATCAGTAGCTTCTTCTACTAAAGCATCAAAAGGGTCAGATAAAGATATTCTAGAACCTTGTTCAAAATCAATGTCAAGCAATAATGTATAGTCAGCGTCTGGATTATTAACATCTCTTAAATAAAGACGCATTCCTTGTCTAAATTTTCCGTTAGTATCATGCCCTATATCTCCTATAGAAACACTTAATTGAATTGCTTGAGCATCTGTTATAGTTTGAATACCTAAAACGTCAGAAATTAAAGATTCTTGTCCTCCGTAATAAACATAAGTTAATCCAATACTATAATCACTTGCTGGAAATAATCCGTCTGAACCAGCTGCTTGCATTTCAACTTTTATGTCAGCAGTAGGTAAAGTACCAGCTTCTTCAGAATCAGGGTCTACAACAGTAGTTGATAAAGCATCTATTTCTGCGTCTGCTGGAATTGAAAATCCTCCAGTATAATCATACATAGCATCTGCTACGTCATCATAAGGAGAACCAGTTCTTTCTATTCTAATTACTCCAATTTGTTTATTTCCCGTATTTGAAAAATTAGCATCTGCAATTCTAAGTCCACCGTCTGCATAATAATATACAGGATAATTGTTAGTATTATTAGAACCTAAATCAGAAGAATTAAAAGCAGCTAAAGCATTGTTATTGCTTATTTTTACAGCTCCACTTCCATCTGTGTAAACAAGATATTCTCCAGCGCTGTCTCCAGACTCTGGACCTACATCTGTTCTAAAACTAAATAATCCATATCCAGGCTCAAAGTCTGTAACAGAGGCTACAGTCTTACTTGTGCCTAAATTAACAAAAGAACCTAAAGAAGAAAGTTTTCCTTTTTCACTTACATCAATATTAACAGCTTCAGATAAAAATCCAGCTTCTAAATCTTTAGATGAAAATTTATCATTAAGACCTTTGTCAAATTTAGTTAATGATACTGCTGTTTTAGGCACTTCTTTTTACCTTTTCAAAACTACGCATTCCTCCAAGACCAAGCATCCCAAGAAGTACTGTTGTTAAAGTTCCCATATCAAATGTTGGTAATACTACCTCATTACCAAAACTGTATAAAATAAAAGTAAGTAAAGGCTGTAATATATAATGATACGCCATTGCTGAAGCACAAATCCAGCCCGTAAACGGGCGCCAGCCCGCTACAAACATAGATGTATGTCCAGCTTCTACTTTATTTACTTCCATTTGTGCTTTGTTAATTTCTGCAATTAACTCAGCTTTCTCTTGTTTATCTAAAGTAAACTTGTCTACGTGACCAGCTACTTTATCGATAATGTTAGTTACTACGTTTAGCTTTGGCATTATCTTAAGCCTTTCCATTGATTACACTCGCAACTACGAAGACAAGCTCCGTAAGAACATATAAGGTAGTGCAATGAAAGTCCAGCTAATATTCCTAATCCAAAATATAACATATTCATCTCCTTAATATATTAACCAATTAATACCTGTCATTGCTTCATAACTTTGTACATCGTACATAGATAAGTAACGACCTTGAACAAATACTCCGAATTTAGGAGATAGTTTCCATCCTATTACTATTCCCATATCGTAGTCTATACTATTTTCTGCTTCCTCATAATTAAATGAATAATCTGACATTCCTTTATTATAAGGGTAGACAGTACTCCACATATGAATCCAACTGTGGTCTAAGTATTTATAATAATCTACTCCTACAGATAGAGATAACTCATTCTGGTACCCTAAATCACGAGCATATTCTTCATTATAATCATCTACTATATCACCATATATTAAAGTATAAAACTCTTCATCAGTAGTCGCTACAAGATTTCCTTCAGCATCCCACCATAGATAATCATAAAATTCATATCCATATTGAGTAAATTGTTGTTCAAAAGAATCTGTATATCCATAGAAATAAGCAAATTCCCAAAATGGAATATATTCACTAGTATCTATACCTTGTTCA